AGAACTAGTGCTGCTGATAATGATTGGTACTCAGTTGCCTATGGTAATGGATTATGGGTTGCTGTTTCTCTATCTGGTGCCGGAAATAGAGTTATGACAAGTGAAAATGGTACTAATTGGACAAGTAGAACTAGTGCGGCTGATAATAATTGGTACTCAGTTGCATACGGTAATGGATTATGGGTTGCTGTTGCTGCTTCTGGTACCGGAAATAGAGTTATGACAAGTGATAATGGTACTACTTGGACAAGTAGAACTAGTGCGGCTGATAATAATTGGCAGTCAGTTGCATACGGTAATGGATTATGGGTTGCTGTTGCTACTACTGGTACCGGAAATAGAGTTATGACAAGTGCCAATGGTATTACTTGGATGAGTAGAACTAGTGCGGCTGATAATGCTTGGAGCTCAGTTGCCTACGGTAATGGATTATGGGTTGCTGTTTCCTATGATGGTACAAATAAAGTTATGACAAGTACCGATGGTTTTACTTGGACAAGTAGAAGTGCTGCTGCTAATCAGTGGTTCTCAGTAGCCTATGGTAATGGATTATGGGTTGCTGTTTCTCTATCTGGTACTGGAAATAGAGTTATGACTTCAGGTTAGAGAGTTGAAAATTTACACCTTTTAAGATTTACACCTTTTAAGATTTACACCTTTTAAGATTTACACCTTTTAAGATTTACACCTTTTAAGATTTACTTACACCTTTTAAAATTTACACCTTTTAAGATTTACACTTTTTAAGATTTACACCTTTTAAAATTTACACCTTTAAAAATTTACACCTTTAAAAATTTACACCTTTGAAGATTTACTTACACCTTTGAAGATTTACACCTTTTCACATTCAAAATGCCAACATTTATTTTTAGGAAAAATGGTTTAAAATATTTATAACTTGATAAAGTTGAAAATTTGTAATTAGAAATTGAAAAAATGAATTCAAAAAAATAAATATAAAATTTATTTGATATTGTATTTAATAAATCAAATAAATTAAATGATTCAATTATCCATCTTACATATTGATATTTAACAATAAGAATTTAACGTCAAGTATTTAATAGACGAGTTTTCACAAGTTACAAGTATTATACATAATAGCACTTTTTCATCGTGTTCGATATCAGTAGGCGCTTATAAAGATTTTTTACAAATATGTTCTGTAATGACGGTAATGGAGCGTGGATAATAAGATTTACAATTGATTTACATAGAAAGCAAGATGGAAACAAAAATGGATATATCGGTTTTCTAGCGATTCAACAAAATTCTCGACTTGTTCCCCAAATTTGTTCGCCCGAAAATGATTGAAACCTTGAAATGTATTTATGGAAAAAAAAGGTAAGCGGAACATGCATAGAAGTATTCATTTACACAAAAAACCAAACAGGGACTGCTGCGGTCATGGGTGAAACACATTGCAAAATATTTCGACTACAAGGTCGGCGGAAGCAGCAGCAAAAATGATAGTATAAGTAAGTTTTTTCGATAAAATTGTCGCAGCGTATATGATAAACGGAAAGGTTATATAAAACTGTCGGGATACATAGCTGCAGAACTCGCATATTCTTCTTGACCGTCATCTTCTTGTGTTTCATTCATGAAATCATCTGGGTCATTGTCGGGCGCGTCTCCTTCATCTTCTACAGCATCCTCACGAGCAAGCGCCTCGGGGTCGTCTAATACCTGAGGTAACCCTCTTTCTTTTTTCCGACCATTAATTTTCTGAATACGCGCCAATTCTTCAGTTTCAAAGTCAGGATTGTATATTCGCAAACCCGTGTTTTTTCCAATGGATTGCGTTCCCATCTTGTATTTTTTATGAATCAAATAAATCTGTTTCTGGTCTTCAGACATTTTTTCAACATTTTGAACAATGTCATCTCTCTCTTCATCAATTGAACGCAAGTAATTTTCACGAATGTTTTCAATATCTTTGTTGATGAGTTTCTTATCTTCAATTACTAAATAAAAATAAGTTTCCAATATTCTAGAAATCTCTTTTTGAACGTCAACCATCATTTTTCCACTCTTTCCCTGTGACAATTGTTTTTGTTTTGCAATTTCTGAAAAATATAAATATGAATTAACTGCAACTAAAAAATAATACTCGTACAATAAAACAGTAATGTGCTTTGCATCACTAAAAACAGGCGTATTTTCAACAATTTCATTAAAAAATACTGTAGATATCTGCACAATTTTTAAAATTGCATTTATTGGTTTTTTATTTCCAATCTTATAAAAGTTATCCAATTTATTTGTGATTCTCTCGTTTGAAAATTTGATTATAGATTCTGAATCACCTTTAGAAAGTTGCCCAGAAATATACGCTGGCAAAGATTCCATCTCGGAAATTTGAGAGAGTATAATATTCGGATAAACCTGTGTAATATTTTTTACTGCATTTCTTACAAATTCAATCGATACTTCCAACGAATTTTCACCATTTAATAATGTATTTTCCATTTTATTGAAAAGCATTATACCCCCATTTTTGAAAATACCTTTTTCTATATCTTCGGATGTTCGAAATATTGCACTGCGAAATGTGGCGCTCTTTTTACTTGTATTAAAATTAAAATACTTTTCCGCTTCATTGGTCAATTTTTTTGTATTATTTTCAATTATTATTTGCAACTCTCTCAAAGATGATTGCGAGCGGTTCTCATTAAAATTCTTCAATGCGACTATAAAATCGTCTGGAAAAACCATTGTCACAGACATCTTGGACTCTTTTGCCGCCTTTGGTTTCGTTTTCAAATCCTCAATCACCTTCAATAAAATGCGATTCAAATTCTCATTGTATGTTCCCACACCCGCTTGATATTCATTCATTGGTTTCATCGTTTGACCATTTACCAGCTGTAATAAATGCTGCAAATCCTTTGTTGTGTAATCCAGGTTGAATTCATTTTTGATTTTATCAATCAACTTTATTTTATCAGTGTGACTCATATCCGATTTTTGCGAATTTTTAAAAATATTAAAAATATCTCTATTCTCTCCGAGTGTGTTTTTGAATTTGCAAATTTTATGAATATCGCTAGATAACGATGAACTAGTGCTAGTGCTAGCGACACCAGAGCCTCCTTTTGCATTTCCATAGTTGCAATATGTCATGAATGCATTGTATATTGTGAATTCATCAAAATTCGTCGAAAGGTCGGGAATATTATTTCGCGTGTCTCTCGGGTCCAGCATGGTTGAAGCTTCGCTGAGACTATAAATGTCAAGCAGAATTGCACTTGTGCAGCTCACCATATCACAATAATTTTTTATATTAGGAACATGACTTATCATATAATCCAATGTTGTCACACCGTCTTCACGTTCGTTGCAACATGCATTCTGAATATAATTCTTGGATAAAAGTTTTGTTTTATCTTTTGTTTGAGACGAAATTACCTCTTGAATAAGTTTTTGAATAATCAATGAAAAATGTATTACTTTGGATTGCAACACTAATATCTTTTCTGTTTGCAAACTACTTCCATTTTTCAAGTTTCGTTTCAAGTCGTCGCAATATGTTTTTGTTACAGGTAATGGTGTCGATGTAATAAATTCAGAAGGGTCAACTAACAGCGGACGAAAATGTGACGATGCAACATTGGCTTTCATGCCAGATTTTGAATGCGAAGATTTTTGCGCCCGTTGTTCTTTTAATGTGTCAAATTCACGCTTCTTATCAAAACGCGACTGAATTTGCGGTTGGTTAACTATTTTCGTTTTTATAAGATTAAATAAAGTGTCTCTCATTTTTTCCTGATTAATCTTTTTTATAGAATTCCAAGGAGCATAGTCACTCTTTACTTTTTGAGAGATGCATGCCATATAAACAACAAATGATAAATCGGTTTCGTCTAAAGAGAAAGGATAACCGCTGAATGATTTTACACAGTTTGGAAATGTTATTTTACTTTTTATTTGCGGAATGGATGACTGTATCACGATTATAATCAACGCCATGGAATAAAAAATTAAATATTGATTATATGTTTTTTCATACGCTTCATATTCGACTGTCGTTTTTTTATCCAATTCGTACTGCTCTTTTGTTTTTTTTTTAGGAAGAAGTAACTGAATTGTTTCCACCATAAACCGTTTTTCTTTATTTTTAAAAATTACAGATAATGAACTCTCGTAATGACTGATAATAGTATTCAAACTCTTTATCGTTTCATTATCACCTTGACCTCCTTCTTCATCCTCTTCATCCTCTTCTTCGCCTTGACCTTCGCCTTCTTCCTCATATTCGTCTTCCTCATCTTCTTCACCTTCGCCTTCGCCTTCTTCGCCTTCGCCTTTGCCTTTTTTTTGAACATGTTCATGTTCGGATTGTATATTTACATCGATAACTTCACCCGAGTTGACTAGTGCAAGGTCGGATGCGTTCTCTTCTTCATTGCGAATTAATTGTGAGCCCGCCTCCTCGCCCTCTTCTTCAAACATCCACCCTTCTGAAACTAGCGCAATTTTTGAAATTGTGTACCCGCTGTACTTGTCAACAATTTTATCACCTTCGCGTTTACCATTTGTTTTTTCAATTTGGGAAAGTGTTGTAATGTATTTCGAAGATTTTGGGTCTTGCGGATTATAATTCTGGGCAAGCTCATAAAAAAACGTGGGCAATAAACGAACGCCTGGAACCCCGCACGATTTACAATAATACCATCGAGCATCTTCATCTGGAAACGCATCTCTAACAAATAGTTCGCTGTTTACCAAATCTAAAATGCATTGATATTTTTTACCAATGTCATCCATACCCAAAATACAGTCGACAATTTCCTGGTATGGAGACCTAACAATCGTTGTAACCTTTTTCTTATGTTCCTGACCCAGTAGATATTTCTTCTGATTGTATTTTAATATTTCAAAAATCTTTAATTTTAAAAGAAGTTTTATATTTTTAAAATCTCGTAAAAATGTCTCATCTATATTCTTTTTTTTCACTTCGCTTCTCGAATCAAACTCATTTATAATTTTACTTGTTAAATCATCCAACAGTGACGACTCTGACATTGATTTATCTAGACACTTTTGATTTATTGAAAAACAGAGCGGTTTGGGTTTTGTTTCCGACGGAATGTTGCAAATATACGATGGGTCATCAATATGCACATTTTGAAGCTCGGGGTCTTTGTCAATGGCCCACTCATTGTTTCTTCTAACATAATAATCGTACCGCGTGGAACCATCATCTTGGTCAACAATTTTCAACGCCGCATAATCACCATCTTTTACAAAGCGCTTGCCTGTCGAATCATATTTTGAATCAAACAAAATGTCTGCCGGTTTACCGCCATCTAATTCTAATTCACCCACCGATGTATACACTCTGCTCAAATTAATCTCGCGCTTTTTACAAGACTTTGAATCTGCACCTGACGACTCTTTCATCATTTTTTCCTTCAAATCCTTCTGCTCCCTTTTCAATATGGAATCTATTTCCGAAGATGTTAAATCAGAATTCTCAATCGCCATGGCATCCATAAACAGCCGCGCAAAATCGGCGTCAAGAATTATTTTCAAAATTTCTGAAGATGATAAAAAACCATTGCTACCATTGCTGCCATTGCTACCATGTTTATCATCAGTTAATTTATAAAGTTTAAAAATATCATCGAGAGATGTGGTTTCATCATTTGCCAAAACTATTTTCTTATGTAATTCTTTTGAAATTGGAACCCGCTTTCCTTCATTTTCATTGAATGGTTGATAAAATAATTCCAACGACTCTAGTTTCGTAATTGCATTTTTATTAACAAGCTTTTTAAATTTTGATGATGATACAGACAACATCTTCATGTATTCCGAAATATTTTTATTAATAAAAGCGCGCATTGTATTATACTGGTGTTCAGTTATATCTTTATTGTATATCAAAAATGGTTGGAGTGCATGTACAACTTCGTGCATGGATAAACAACGGCCGAGTCGATATTCTAATGCTGAAAATGCATCTTGATTAGTCGGGACGAATGAATTAATAAACTGATTTATTTTATGTGTGGATTTTGATATTGACTCATTCGGAGCAAATGCCACCACATGTGAAAATACAATTCCACCCTTGTATTCTTCTGAATGTTTTTCTTGTTCTTCTTCCTCTTTCCCCCCTTTCTTTTCAACCTTGTCCACATTTATAACTTCGGTTGCAACATCGTCTCTGGATTTAATGTCGGAAATTATACTTGACCAAGTTTTTAAATACAATGAATCCATTAAAACCCTGTCTGATAACAGCGTGTCTGGAAGTCCCATTTGGGTCAAAGAAACTGCTTCCTTATTCAGCGTAATAAACGATGTTATAAATGCGGGGTCATTCGGAGTTGAATTAACCCGTTTTACATTATTTGATTTCACATCCTCAAATTCTAATTTCGTTAATCCCAAGTTGTACGCGCGGTCAATGTATGTCTGAACGGTCTGACCCGTCGAAGCCAACGACGACCCCTTCTTCGATGACACAATTGTGTCATTATTGGTTGAAAGCGTAAGGATGGTTGTTGAGACCGATTTATTTTGCATAACATACTTGTTATCTGGATTTTGTTTCGGATTCTCAAATGGTGTTAAATATGAATTCATATCTTCCATTATCATGTGGTTATAAGGCTCATTTTTATCCGGATACAATTTCTTCTGTTCTAAAATTTGCTCTTCAAAATCATATATTCCATTTACCGTATTGACCCCAATCGCATCATCGCCGGTTACGTATAACTTTTTAATATTTTCTACGACAGGCAAAACCCACTGCAATTTCGTGTCTAAATTTTGAATGTGAATTACAGACGGTTTGTCATATTCATTCAAGGCTCTTGGTATTTTTGGAACACCATTTTTATCAAACAGCGAATACTCTTTCCGAAGCTGAAAAAAACGCTCTATTCCTCGATGAATCCCATTCAATGTTGCATCAGTCCGCCTGCTTTTTGGAACCGACGAAATAATATTTTCTAATAAATCGTCATATTGTTTTGTCTCAGAGACAATTCTCTGAGATGATGGGACCTCATACATTATGCTTGCAAATATTTTATTTCCCTCATCTAGAGCATCGGCTAAATCAAGGTCAATACCCGAGTCTTGTTCTTGTTCTACTCCTTGTTCACCCACACCCGTGTAATCCTCACCTTGACTATTCGTTGCCGAAGCTGGTTTAGGTTTAAATTCAATTACTTTAATTTTTTTAATCCACGGAGGCAAACCGCTACAGCCAAAATTTATGAAAATGCTTTCTTGAAAATCCTGTGGAATGTCTTTTACTTCGGGACCCAAATCATCAAGCAAAAGCTTTACTTCAATTATATCCTGATTTTTATCCACATCTATAATTTTACATAAAATAAAAAGAGGTGACTCTTCCGATGAAGACGAAGGCGGAGGCGTTAATTCAACTGAAAGCGTCATATCAATCTTAAAATCAGACTGTTCTACATACTTGTGACTGGCCTTTCTTTTAATAATTTGAATTTCTGATACTTCTTCTTCTTCAATTTTTTGCATTTTATCATTATGAATCTTAACACTTATTACTTGTTGAGTTTGTTTATTATTTAATTTCAAGAGAGTGGAATCCACATACACGATTTCATATATATTGTTTTGCAACTTGGAATCGGGAATATTTGCATTTATTTTGATTTCATCTCCAAGAAACAATTTATTATTACCTGCATCTTTTTTTTCTTTTTCCATTTCCATGTTGAAATAAAATATACTAATATCTAATCTAATAATATCTAATATATAATAATATATAATTTATATTTATATATAGTTAATAGTTAGAGAAAATTCTATAATCTTTACACTATTAATAATTTACGGATTTACATGAAAAAGTACATGAATCATGGGACATGCTGTCCCCTCCGACCCCTTCCCTTGCCCTAAATGAAATTGGAGGGGGGGGGGTCAGAGGGGGGCGTACGCCCCCCTTGTTGTTAAATGTTTTATATTTTGTTTAATGAATATAAAGAATACACAAGTATTAACTCATAGGTTAACCATACGAATTCATCCAGCATCCATCCATGAAGCAATCAGATAAGGAGCAACCATCAACGTCGCATTATCGTTTTGAATTGAATTCTTTGCCCGATATTGTCAATAATGGCGACGAATGCATAAAATGTAAAAAAGTGTCTGTTGATAATAATAATAATAATAATAATAAAACATCTCAAACACAATATTATTTAATAAACTATGACAAGAAAAGGATGCATAACAGTCTCAAGACAGAAAAAAATAAAAGTGAATCCGACAAACGTTGCGTGAAACATTTTCGGTCAGTTGTTTTGAATGAAGACTGCAAAGTAGTCGGATTTTCTCCGCCAATGTGTGAGACAAAAGATGTCGTGCTTGACGTTGATAACATTCAATTTGCCGAAGAGTTTGTTGAAGGAACAATGGTAAACGTGTTTTATAACTCGGCAAATGATGTTCAGAGCTGGGAATTTTCCACGAAGAATACAATTTCGCCTGTCGAAAAAGCGGCAGGAAAATGTTTTAGAAGCATGTTTTTGGAAGCGTGTGAAAATGCAAGTTTGAATTTCGATGATTTGCCGAAAGAATATTGTTATAGTTTTGTTATGAAACACCCAGACAATGTAATTGTGGCACCTGTAAAAAACACAGCCCTTTACATTATTGCAATTTACTTGGTTAAAAATGGTGATGATTTGAGTGCCGCAACCGCATATGAAATGGAACGGTCAGTTATAAGGTGGAGCAGTTTTTCAAAAGTATCACACCCTGCCCGACTCGGAATGAGAAAGGGTCAAAGCGACTTTGATAAAATTGTAAAAACATTCGCATCGACGGATTCATTGTACTATTATCCCGGAGTCATGTTTCGAACTTTCACAGGAGAACGTTTCAAATTGCGCAACCCAAATTATGAAATGGTGAAGAATACAAAGGGCGGCGTCCGCGCAAGAAGTGAGTTTGTGTATTTGCATCTTAAACAGTTGGGTTATGTGAGAAAACATTTTGAAAGGTTCCCTGAAGATGAGCTCAATTTTTTTGAATTTCAATCCAACTTGTATAATTACACTTCCAGTTTGCATAAAAATTATTTGGACTGTTATATTTACAAAAAGATGGGCCTAAAAGATTTCCCAATTAGGTATAGAAACAACATGTACAAACTACATAATGATTACTTGCACGTGTTGAAACCTGAAGGAAAATGTGTTACGCTGTCACATGTAGTTCAGTTTGTAAACAACTTGTCAGTGCCATCTCAAATCTATTTTTTGAACCAAAAAGAGTCAACCATTGAAACTTCCGAAACTATTGAAACTTCCGAAACTATTGAAACTTCCGAAACGATTGAAACTCCAATTGTACCTAAAAAAATATTTTCATCTCCACCCTTGACACCTTTGACACTGCAACTTACACCAGAATATTCTCCCCTAGAAATGAAATGTCCCAATGCGCCATAAGGGGAGGGAAACCAATGGTTCCCCTCTGACCCCTCCCTCATTAACGCTATAAGGGGAACCAATGTGGTTCCCCTCTGACCCCTCCCTAATTGATTAATAATAAAAATATTATTATATTATATAATTTTATATCATATAATATCAAGACGTTTCTATTTTTCATTTGTAAATGTTGAATAAATTGATAATTTATTCGTTTATACTATTTTTATTTGTAATTATAATTACACATTTTTATAGAGGCAGAAGCATTTTAGAAGGACTTGATTCACCTTCGCCTTCACCTTCGCCTTCGACTTCAGACATTGGCGTAACCGTGGGAACATATAGCGCAAAACTAGATGCACTGGGAAAAATAGTTGACTCAATGCAGTCTAGTGTTTTAGGACTTTTGCCAATTGTCACAAAAACAGATGCAGATAATAAAAAAAATCAACAAGCAATACAAGCAATCATTGCGAATCAAAATAAAACATAACCTTCGTAATTCATTTAATTTTTGTAAATATATTTATTTTTATATTAAATAAATAATTTAATATAAACAGAAAATAAAGAAAATAGAAATGAAACCTGCTTTCAATTTTTCAAACATTATCATATTTACATATATTATATTTTTCACTGCCATTATTTTTAATTATATTACAACAAGCACTACATATGTCGATGTCGAGCCAATGTCTTTGAAAGAAACAGTCGATGCAGATAAGTTAAGAACAAGTTTACTATCTGGAAAAGTTGCAGCTCTTCAACCCACTGTCGACGGACTGTCAAAAAATGTAAATGATAATGCTTCCAATATAAAAACTACAATGGACACAATAACAGCAGTTTTAAAACAAAAAGTAAACGATGTAAATAAAAAAGTTGGTAAAGATATTACCGATAAAAATAATGCGCCTGCTCCGATTACCGGAACATCGTAATTATTAAATTATTAATCAAATTTCAAACGACGAATTAATAAAGGTGAATTGCATTTTGCCCTATTTTCTAATAATCGCTGACTTCTACGAGGAGGAATGTACGGAGTCAATGTCAATTCAATGTCATCATGGTGATGATGGTGACGTTTGCTGCAATTGCCATTACCATCATCATCGTCACTGCATTCGCTATCGCTGGATTCACTCTCGCTTGATTCATTCTCGCTGTATTCGCTGTAATCACTCTCACTGCTGTCATCGTCATCGTCGCTCTCATCAAACGACTCATCCATAACAATGCGGTCTATCTGTCTTGAATAATACTCAACAAACTTATTGATTGTCATCATCAACAAGTTTGCCAGCGCTAGAATGCTGAAAACAATACATCCAGTTCTAAGAATGACATCGTAAATCTGTTCAACACTGTTTGCTGCTGTTGCTGCTGTTACCATTGAAATATTGTTGTTGTCGTCGTTCTTTAACCTGCACATGAACATTGTAGGTTTATGTTTCAATAATTCAATTTATAATAATAATAGGAATTGTTGAATTTTAATAAAAAAATATTTATTTATGTTTTACAAAAAGTTATCATTTACAAAAAATTATCATCATTTCTTCAATGTATTTTTTATCATAAACCGCAATATTTGTGTTTCTATCCCAAGTACTGTATGTCGTAATTATGCGCGAGTCTTCAACAATGAGTCCAAGGCAATATTCAATGCAGTGCTCGTCAAATTTAAAAATGGGTGTATACTTGATGAGTTTCATATCTTCATTATTTTCAAAAACAAGCATCATGTGATAATAATGACGAGGTTGTTCATGCGAAACAATGTGAACAACAAACCATATCTGGTCTCGATAATTAAAACCACAGGTAGAACCTCGAATATGTTTGAATGCACCAGGGTATTGTGATGGTTGCTTCAAAGAAACTGTTCTCAACACGTTTGGATTTTCTTCGTCGATTTTACAAATATGAAAAGGACTCCAGCCATATATAACACGTTTTTCCCCTGCTATATTTGCAAACACCCAATTTTTTTCACATTCCGAATTTAAATTGAACTCGGGTTTTATTTCAAAAGGTTTTAATACATTTCCGTTGCCGCCATCATATTTTCCATGAACAACTCCAATTGTATTATTTGCATGATATCCAACGCCGATGAATGACAAATCTGATGACACATCCGAGTCATAAAACAATCTTACGTCCTCTACACCAATGTACTGTCTATCAACATATTCAATGTCAATTAATTTTTCTTTTTCTTTTATAGTGTTGAAATCATTATTCAACTCAATAAACTTGTTTAAGGATATAATATGCGGGTCACAATCTTTGTACCTTCCATGATAATCAATAGTGTAATTTACCAAACGCACATTCATGATGTATCCGCTGCTGTCGCCATAGCCATCATTGCAAATGCGTCTTGGAAGAATGCTGCTTGAAGATGAATGAAAACGAATCAGATTTCCATTTATTTCACGGTCTAGAGTAAAACTCATGTCACGCTTTACCAATGGAACTAATTTTAAATCATAAAATTTAATATTTTTTAATAAATTTACAATTAAGAAATTGTTACAATTATTCATTACATTAATAATAGAGTGTCTTATATTTTTTATATTACCTCCGAGTCCAAGATAATAAGCAATGATGGTGTATTCATAATCACACTTGTATGTATAAACATCATTTTCTAAAAATAAATAATCATCTTTCCCTGCACCACATGCAACTATAATTTCTTTTGCAATTTTATAAAATAAATAGGACAACGAGTGCTTTCCCACTTCTCTATAATATTTTGTAATTTCATATATGTTTTCAGCCCGATTTGGTAAAACATTATACCCCGCTAGCCACGCATCAATTGCTTCGGGCATTTTTCCGAGGTCTTTATAACATGTTCCCATTTTATAATAAGACTGCCAAATTTCTTGATTCCACCCCCCTAATCCAATTCGTTTTTTATACATTTGAATTGCTTCATCATTTTTACCCATGTCTTTAAAAGTATTCGCCAAATAAAAATGGTACCTATCATTCTTTGGATTTTCTTCTATTCCTCTTGTAAGCAACTCAACATCGCGAATAAATTTATTTCCTTTTGACCCGCCGTCGCCAACATCATTAATAAATACAACATTCTTTTCAAAAGTATTTACTCTGATGTTGGGCGGAAAATTTATGTATTCATGAGTTACACCTGAATATGAAATATTTCCATTATTTTTTACAATTCTTACATTTTTATAATAAAAATCATTTGACCCCTGCAAAATATAATAAACATCAAGAGTTAATATTTTTTTTGAAAATGCATTTTCATTTGGATAAAAAATCATATCTGCGTCCAATAACAGCACATAATCAGACATTCCTGCACATGCTTGCAATGAAAAATTGCGATTATGCGAAAAATCCTTGAACGGTTCAATGACTATTTTTCCCGGAATATTTTTACTGTTGAAATATTCCTTTATTACATTAACCGTGTCATCTGTTGACCCGGTGTCACAGATGCAGTAACAGTCAATCCATTTTATTACAGAATCAAATAATCTGCATATAATCTTACTTTCATTTTTTACAATCATATTTAAACACATTGTTGGCATTGTTGGCATTGTTGGCATTGTTAGTTCCACCATTTTTTTATTGATTACCGTAATAGTAATTTTGCAATATTATTCATCCTGAGAAATATTTAAATACATTTTATTTATACTTAAATGGTTAAAAACTGTAATTAATTATCTTCACAGTTTTTAATAAATGTGTTGTAACTACTGTAACTATTACATGTCATATTTATTTAGATATAATAAATTAATCGAAGACGGCGGAAAAGGAAAAGAAGCAGATAAAAATATCATCGTTAGAATTGGTTCTTCAGAAGTTTCAAATGTACAATCATTAGAGCACGACACGCAACGTCAACACTCCACAACAGATTCGCAAACACTGACAGTTTCAACACTTGTAACAAATTTAGATGAATTTAAAATACTTTTTTTAACACAAGAAAAAATGTGTTATGAATTGCGAGCAGAAAATGCGATATTAACAAACAAATTAGAAATGAGCATTTCGACAAGTAAAAAACAACTACAACAAATAAAAAGACTAAAACTTAAAATATGCAAACTTGAATCAGCAAACACAACATTTGAAAAGGTTTTAGGTTATTCTAATTATTCCAACAGTGGAAACAATTTTGCACCTCTACAACCCCCCTTTCCTCCTCCTCCTCCTCCTCCTCCTCCTCCTCCTCCTCCTCCTCTTCCATTGAATACCTCCGGTGTTAAACAAAAATTGCCCCCCAAACCTATGAATAATGTGTTGGATGAATTTAAATTGAAATTTAAACCGAAAGACTGATTCAAACATTATCCCCACTGACAATAAGACAATAAGACATTAAGACAATAAATAATTATATAATTATATATAAAATAATTTACGAATGGATATTTCTTTAAATTCCGTCGATGACGCAACTCTAGAATATATGGTTAATGTCGCACAGTATGAAAAATACCTTCGAAAAAATAATATAGATTACAACACAGGATTCAAGAGAGATTTAAAATTTTATCGAAAAAGAATAATTTCAATTACAAAAGACCTTTTTAAAAATGAAATGAAAGATGTTGATGTTACATTAAATGGTGCATTCAACATGTACATGAAGGCGTGCATTACCCATTTGAAATTTGAAGACCAAAGCGACACTATTCAAAAATGTTACGTGTGCATGGGAATTGAAGCGGGCGAACAAACCGCACAGGAACAGCAATGCATGTGTAATAACAATCTCGATGCACTCAATGCATTTGAGTTAAACAAAGCAAACGAACTTTATTTCAAACCAAAAGAAGTAAAAAAACTTACACTTGATACTTATATTATAAAAAAATCATCATCTCAAAAAAAAGAACCAGTAGTTTTCCCGCAACAATTCAAATTCAATCCCAAAGACCCATCATTCAAATATAAAGGACTAAAAAAACAAAAAAATAAAAAAGATAAACTTCCCGCCACCACCACCATCACCACCACAACCAATGAAATTATTTCAGAAGAAACTAAAAATTAAAATAACAAAATAAAATTAAAAATAAAATTAAAATAAAAAATTATTATAACTATAAATAAAATACAAATTAAATGCCTCCTCATAGTGTAAAACATAAAAAAAATAAAAGTATTCGAAAAAAACCTACACAAGAAAATGAAAATAATTTAGATGAATCTTTCAAAAAACTTTCATGCGCACCAACCCAAGAAAAAGATTTCACGTGCTATACCACAAATGCTATTATAAAACTCAGAGACAGTTGGAATTCGCGTCATCCAGATGCATTAATAAAGAGCAATGATGTGAAAGAAATATGGGAGTCGCTGAAAACAGCATTTGGAAGCGTGTGTAATAAGGAATCATGTTGGATGCGACAACTGTTTAACGAAGGTGCATCTGCAACAAAGGATTTATTCAACTATTTTGCACCCGAAAGCCCGAAAACATGGAATAAAAATCCACACGAGTGGCTTTCCAGTGTTGATATTACAAAAGTTATGAAACAATACGAAGATGCATTTCCTTTTTTTGAATTTATTGGTCCGTCACCCATCGATTTCGATAAAACTCCAAAGGGTGAGTCATCATGCGTGTACGAAGAATTGTGCAATTTTGACATAAAAACTTACCTGAATCCAGCCAATAATAAAAATAAAATTGGAATTATTTTTAACACTGACCCCCATTATTTATCCGGTTCACATTGGATATCTCTCTTCATCAACATTAAACAACAATTCATTTTCTTCTTTGACAGCACCGGCGACCCACCGTCTAAAGAAATCAATAAATTTGCCAAGAAAATAATGAAACAGGGAAAAGAAATCGGAATAAACTTTAAATATATTGTAAACGATAAACAACACCAAAAAAGCAACACGGAATGCGGAATTTATTCGCTTTTTATGATTTCCAACCTTTTAAAAGAAACTAAAACACCAAACGACTTCTTGACAAGCATGTTTACAGATAAAGAAATGACACATTTTCGGCAAATTTTCTTCAACAAGGAATCGTTATGAAAACAACATAAAATATTTATAATAATTAAAATATATTTATTATATATATTTTAATTGAAACAACTTATGCACCTTCGAAAAACAAAAAAATATAATCGCACATCGCTTCCTGCACGCTATATTCCAAAACAGCTGTCAAGCAAGGATAAAAAGCGCCAATTCGGAATGTTGATGAAATCGCGGAAATTATACAAGAGCAACAAATACTATACGCGGAAAAAAGTTTCCTCTTTCAAAAGTAAAAAATCATCTCATATAGAAAATGCAAAACGAATTTACAAAATTGATAATGTTACTCCAAACAATGAACTAGCACGTAAAACTGGATGTTCTATAGGCGCACTGAAACAAATCGTGCGTAAAGGCGAAGGTGCATACTATTCCTCGGGTTCACGACCCAACCAAACACCGCAATCTTGGGGTTTGGCTCGTTTAGCAAGTTCCATTACCGGCGGAAATGCATCCGCCGTTGATTACGACATTTTAAAAAATGGATGCACTCACACTAAAAAAGCATTTTTGCTAGCAAATAAAAAAATGAAAAATAAATAATAATGAAAAATAAATAATAATGAAAAATAAATAATAATGAAAAATAAATAATAATGAAAAATAAATAATAATGAAAAATAAATAATAATGAAAAATAAATATTTTATCATGATGCTCTAATCGATGCCAAAGATATTATAAATCGTCTCATTTTCCTTCTGAATTCGTAATAATCAGGGTCATCCGTGTCTGTTACGCTCTCCAGCCGTTTCAAACACTCGTAAAAATGTTTGCAACTCTCAACAGTAATTGAACTTGCTCCGTTGTCATAAATGGCATTCATTTCATTTCGACATTCTTGATGGTATTGCGTGTAATAATAGTCGTATGACGACAAAGTCATATAATTCAACACGTTGCACATCACGCCAATAATGTCCTCCTTCAACTTTGATAACCTCGTCTCTTCACTGCTCCCTTCCATAACTTCCATTTCAACATTATTGGTATCCATATTGTAAATAAGTAATAAGTATTTGAATATATTTAATATAAATAATAATTTAAATTCTAAATCATTATTTTTATTTTATATTTTATATTCATTTCTTCATTTTCTTTCAAGAATTCAATAAGTTTCAACTGCGACCACCACCGCGACCACGAGTGCGAGGCGCATCATCACCACGACCGCCACTCGCGCCACCACGCGTCTTGAATGATGATGAAGATGATGATGGTGGCGCTGCCGAACTTGCCGTCCTCCTCAAAACCGGCACATATGCGTCACCGTCACCACTGTCGTCTTCATCATCACCGCGACTGCCAGGTTGTTGCGACGAAGACGACTGGCGCGCATCATTGCGCGTCTCGCACATCAACTTGCCGCCAAACATGCCCGTGACATTCGTCGCCTGGCAAGAATGCTGACCGTTTGCAACATTTGACACATCAAACTCCACGTACTCACCTTGAACCAAAAACCTATACTGCTCCTCTTGAACTTTGACATTTGAATGATGCACGAAAACCTCGCTTCCAACCTTTAGCTCGCCACTTCCACCACCGCGAACTACGGTCAGAAACCCAAAACCAGTCTTCATATTGAACCACTTTACACATCCCGCCATCTTTTGTCCACTTGTTGCTGCTGTTGTTGCCATTTTATAACTCGGTGAATTGCTTAATTGCCTTTCTATAACATCATTAGCGACACATCTTTAAGTATCTTTGAATATATAATTTAACTAATAATATCCCAATCAGTATTTATATATATATATATATATTCAGCAACATGATGTCCAGCCTCCCATTAATATAATTTTTTTAACCATTTATAATTGTTATAATTTTACTAACTGATTTTATTTAAATTGTTATTAATAAATTATAAATATTTTTTCTCATTCATTAGATAAAAATACATTTTTAAATTTTATCATTACTTTTTCAGGTGTATACTCTTTATAAGCATTCCAATCATCGCGACTATTAGATATTGTTTGAATATTTTCTAAAATACTTATCAATGATTCAGATGAATTAAATACTATTGCCTTTTCACCTAATATATCTAAATGACAATTATCTTTATCACTTCTACAAGTAACAATAGGTTTATTTAATGATGAAAATTCTCCTACAGCTAAACCAAACGTTTCACCATCACTACGAGCATGAATCATACAATTACATGTATTTATATATTTTACTTTTAAATAAGGATCAGTAATTTTATCTAAATAAATAATTTGTGGATGTTCATAAAATTTGGCTGTGTTTACAAAAACAAAGTGTACTTTACGATTAGTTTTAAGAAATTTAATAATAGCATTATGTGCTTCAGGAACATCAAATTGATAAAACCCTCCAATTCTTCCTATTACAAAGGCATCGTCATCTAATTTTAACTCACCTCTCATGTTATCATTATGAATTGGTAAATCAATCATATGAGGAACAGCCTCCATATTTGGAAAATTACTTTTTTTAATAATATGTTCTGAAATTCCAGTATAAATGTCGCCAAATGGCTCAATATTGAATACAGCGTGAATAAGATTTTTACAATTCTTAACTAATGTCGTTGAATCTTGTTTACCTCCACAAATATTATAGAAATATTTAATATATTTGTTTGATATTATTTTATCTATTTCATCAAAATTATCAATATCATATACAATAAATCTATTGCTAAACCTATTAATTACTTCATTATTGTTATCGTGGTGATGTTTATTATAAAATATAATACTTTTACATTTAAAATATTTTTCGGCATAATCAGCATAAGAATATAGTGCTGTAGTGGTTCCTCTTTCTGATAATCCATTATCATAAAAACCTATTTTAAACGTAGTACTTGATAGCGATAAATGTTCTTTACTTTGTAAATTATCTATGTTTTTGGAGTTACTGTTACTATCAATAATATCAAAATATAGTTCTTTGTTTGGCATCATTCCAAAACAATCAAATTCTTCATTTGTTAATGACATTATTTTTTTATAATCTAACCCATCTATAAAATTAGAATCTTTGTGTATCATTATAATGTCACCAAATCTTCCTAACAGTATATAATTATTAGCTTCCATAAACTTGATAACATTTACTGTTGTATCTGAAAAATTATCTTCAAAAGAAATTACATCAATAAAAACATCGTCAAAATTTATAGATTCTAATACATTTTTCTCTCCTCCTTCCACATCAATGGATAAATAATTAATGTGCTTTATTTTATTTTCTTCTAATATAGTTTTTACAGTTTTTGTTTTAATTATTTTTACAGTAGATGTTCCACCGTGTTGATTCAATTCACGTGTTAAACGGTTAAAATGTCTAGTATCGTATGGTTTTTTTAATCCCGAAATCATTTCAGTATAACCTGTATTATATATAAATTCTGCTTCTCCATCCACATTATCAATTGCTAATTTTAAATTAATACAGTTACCTCTATTAAGGATTAGTTTATTATATGGCTCATCTAAAGGCTCAACATTTATTCCTGTCCAATTATAATATTTTTCAAAATATAATGTATTATTTATTGTTAGACCATCATTGGCACCAACATCTACAAAATAACCATTTTTGTATCCTTTAAATATATATGTTGATAAAAACTTATCTATTTTATTACCTGCATAATATTTTTCTTCATTTTTACTTGATAAATCATTTAAATTATTTAATAGATTTTGATTTTTACCAATTATTTTATAAGCTAAATTTTTAAAAAATGTTTTATTTGTATCATTTAAAATATCAATCCATTGTGGTGTAATTATTTGTTCTTTAAAAAATGATTTATATAATTCTTCGTCATTGTCAACTTTTATAATATAATCAACTAGTTCATCAAAGTTTGCAAAATCATTTGCATTAATGAAAGTATTTGGATTAAAATCTTTTACAACATCTTTTGTTCCCCAATAAATAGGAACACAATTCGATTTAAAAACATCACAAATTTTTTCAGTGACATAACCTGGATACATTGCACTTTCAAATGCCATAGCAAATTTATAATTATTATTGTGTTCAATTTTCCCAGAACAATTAATTCCTCTTGGTACTACACAACCAATATTATTTAAATATGAGCCGCCACAATGTACTTGTTTATATTTTGATAATTTTTCAATAAATTCTTTACGATTATTTGCTAATCCAGGACCACTTGCAATAAAGGAGCAAAATTTTTCTCTACTAGGAATAATATTTTGATTATTTTTTCTCTTATTACACTCTTCAAGTATTGACTTGTCAAAATAACATAACCATAATGGAACTCTTGTATTATTAAAAGAATTTTCATCAAATGTCACATTAAAATCAGCGTCATCTCTTTGTCCATAAGGTTCTCCTGAAAAGAAAATTTTTCTTCCAGCTGTATAATTTTTATGTGAAACCCCAAAAATGCTATAGAATAAAATATCAGGATTTTCAGATGGATTAATAATTTTAATTTCATAATTATTGCCGTGCTCTCTTAATAAATTAGTAAAAAAATTATTATTCAAGTCAAAACATCCACCAGAGTATTCTGAATTCCACCAGTCACAAAAAGAAACTGTAAGAATTTTAAGTTGTTTATCATTTGATTTAGTAAACTCAAAAAAATCATCTATATTATTAGTTTGTATATCAGTTCCAAATTCATTAACAATTCCACAATGAACTAATTTTGCATTTAGACTGCTATATTTTAGTATATATCCATAAGCTTGAGGATTATCAATACCGCATTTTATTGAACAACTATTTATGTAATTAACAGCTTTTTTAGCAGCATCTTTGCTAATAATATAAGCAAAAAAAGTATTCCATTCTTTATATAAATCTTTAGAATATACATCCATTTTGAAATTATCTGTTGGAAACCCCTTACTAGTATTATATTCGCCCAAAGCCATGTGTTCTAGTTTTTGTTCAACAAATAATTTACAAACATCACCCAAATATTTTTTAAAATTGTCGCAAAATACAATATCATCTTCTAATATTATGTAAAACTCATTTTTAGTATCATTTATAAGTTTATTCCACAAATGAATGTGACTTAAAGCGGCACCAATTACTCCTTTTTTATAATTAAAATCATTTCTTTCAAATAGAGCAAATATTTCAGACGAAGGAGATAAATCTTTTCCATTAATTGCCTCAAAAAATTCATAACTATCAATTCCGGAAAGTTTCAACTGTCGTTCCATATTTTCTCTTCTATCTTTGCGTATTTTTAGATTTACAATATAAATCGGATATGTCGGGTTCAATCCCAAAACACCAGCCCACACTTTTGCCCGGTTTTCCCATGAACATGACATTGCATATTTCTTTCCATTTATTCTCATTTCCGCCTTTCTCTCCTCACTCAAGTTCATAATGTTTTGAATTTCGGTGCCAGGAATAACTTGAATTCCATATTCTCCAATCGTATCAACAAGACCGGCCAACGGATAATATATGCAAATTACTTCTGACATAAGCATTTCCATTGCCGTAATGCAAGAAGTTTCATTGAAATTTGTCGGATACAACCAGTATTCCGCACTTGCCATCATCTCATACAGTTGCGCCTTATTCAAAGAACCAACATGTTTGACGCCTTCATACTTCTCTATGACATCGCGCAGTCTAAATTCCAACTCATTCGATGGAAACCGGTTGTACGAACTGATGTACAATTCAGCATCAGGCATTTTTTCAATTATTTTAGGCCACAATTGTAGCAACCGTTCTAATCCTCTTTCGCTGCACGAAGTATAGATGAACCGATTTGGAATTTTTACCGGTTTATTTATAAATTTATCCAAAATAATTCCATTATTGATTACAAATATCTTATCTTTCAGCATTGGATAATTCGTTACAAACAAATTTTTATGCCATTCCGTTTGACAAACACAGCCCGTGATTTTATCAGACCATTTACTCAATATTGATTCCACGCCCATGTTTGAACCACTTGACAGTAGTACGATATCATGCCCCCAAATAAATGATTGATAATACGCTGTTTGAGGAAACATATCATAAAATCCAACATATCTTGAAACAATCACCGTGTGAAAAATGTTTGTTTTAACCAAATTGGAGAGATTTTGAATGTTTACATATGTAACATTTCTGTGACTATTGTCATTGTTTGCTATTTTCTCTTCTAAAACAGTACCGGCAACATAAATCTCAAAATCTGATGGAAATAACATGGAAAGATTTGCCAGCGCGGTTTCAGAACCACCCAGTGCATTCTGCTTGCTGTACGTATAATTCCAAGCAAATGGAGCAAATCCAGAATAAAATAATATTTTTTTACTTCTTGAACACTCTTCCTTAGATACACACTCGAAATGCCGCGATGGGACAACAGTGCCATATTTTTCATAAATTTTCATAGTTTCATGTTCGCCGTCTAAGAATGAATAATTATTGGTAACAAGAAAGTCTATATATTCTTGAAATAAAGAATAAAATGCTCTTTTATCTTCCTCTTTAACGTGTTCAGTAAAAAATTGTAAATTATATATAATATTTCTTACGAACCATGTATCAAATATTTTGCATTTATTTGTAAAAATAATTCTATACATGTGTATTCCTGTCTCATAGTCGCGCATTTTTTCACAAACAATGATAAAATAATAAGGCAAATAAAAATCAGATATACTCACATCAAAAAATAATTTATTATTTAATCCAGTTTTTAAATAAGAGTCGCGATAAAAATTACGCAACACGCTATAATAGCCATATGCAACGTTGTATAACCCCGAAGCAGTATAATGTTTTATAAGCTCGTAATAACACTCCGCTCTTTCTGTATCATACTCGGCTGACTTGACAAGATAAAAAAATCCTGCTTCTTTATTATTCAGCTTGCTATAACAGTTGTAAAGTTTCAAACAAGACACATATTTCTCCTGAGCCCACCCGCCATTTTCAAGTGTCTTTTTATACCATGAAATCGCACTTTCATATTTTCCACAATCGTAGTAACTATTTGCGCAATAAAAACCATACCTCATATATATGTCGTCTTTTGCATTTACTGCATCATTGTACGCCTTTTCTAAAATAATTGCGTCTTTCAAATACTTATTACTATCAAGGTTTCTATTTCCGGTTCTACCAGATATCACATGGTAGGGACCTTTTATAATTTCCGTACTTGCGCCATCAATTCTAGAATCAGCAGAACAAATATATTCATGTAAAACACCGACATATTTCCACCGCTTACGATTATTCACAATTTGCGGTCGTGTGTAACTTCCAAATTGCAAACTATAAGAATCCCTTGTTAATTCTGGTAATACAAAGTCGCCGCATATTTCATCGTCCGCGTCAAATACTAGCAAGTATTTGCTTTTTCCGAATGCATATTCCAACGCCTTATTCCGATTATGAGCAAAGTCGACCCAATCGTCTTCATATAATTCGCCAGGAATGCCGGCTTCTTTGAAAAAATCGGTAATTATTTCCTTTGTTTTATCTGTTGAACCCGTATCCGATATAACCCAGTAATCAAATTTAATTTTTTGCAAAAGTTTAGTCAACTTATCTTTTATGATGTGAGACTCATTCTTCACAATCATGTTTAAACATAGTGCAAATTTTTTCTCTTGCACTTCTTGTTGTTGTTCTAAAATCATATTTATTTATTTATTTATAAAATTTATTTTATTATCTTTAAGTAATAATAATATTTTATGATTATTATTATTATTATTATTATTTGTTTGTTTAAATAGGGTCACATGTCATAATTTGACATGTGACCCGCCGCATATCTTAGAATGGGGTCGTCACATGTCATAATTTGACATGTAACCCGCCGCATATCTTAGAATGGGGTCGTCACATGTCATAATTTGACATGTGACCAACACATATTTACAAAAGGAGGGGTCATAGGGGAACTTGGTTCCCCTACTACTTAAATGTACATGGTTTTTATAAATGGATTGTCATGTGCCGCATTTGAATTTTTTATGAATAATTCAATTCCATCCTTTATATCAGCCTTTGATATACATCTTTTTATTTTACTTTTTCCTGCTAACAAATTTTTAGAATGCGCAATCTTGCACTTTACAAAAAGCAGCTCCATGTCACCACCGTGATGCTTGAAATGTGCAGAATTCTCTTTTATAAATTCGTCGGTTATTGCACCTTCTTCAATGAACCAACCACCATCATGCGACTTTTTAATAAATATTTGCACCATTTCTTGCGGAACATATGACTGCATCGTAAAATGAATACTGAAACGGCGCTCCAACCCATCATTCATTCCAAAAAAATTGCGCTTCAATTCATCCTTGTATCCTGCAATCATTAAAATAAAATACTTGTCGTCATCTTCGCGCATTTCAGTCAAGCTTTGATTGATTAAATCCAAACACTCCTTGCTGTACGAATCCTGCGTGTCTTTCCCGCTGCTGTTTCCAATTGAATACGCCTCATCAATAAAAAGAACACCGCCGCGCACAGACTTCAATACTTCTGCCGTTTTTAACGAGGTTTGCCCTAAATAACCTGCAATCAAGTCTCCTCGACGAACCCGTCTAAAAATATTATTCTTTAAAACGCCCAATTTTAAATAAATCTTCGCCAATTTTTGCGCAAACTCAGTTTTACCTATGCCCGGTTCGCCATATATTGCCGTATGCAATAAATCATCATTTTTGCGATTTAAACGCATGCTATAATAAAGAATTAATGTAACAACCTGCCGTTTGAATTCTTGTTGACCTATCATATTATTCAAGTCCTCCATTTCCGGAATTAAATTTTTTATCATCGCCAGGTCAATATTATACTCGATGTGCGGCTCCAATTTAAATTCGGTCCCTACCTTTTTTCCAATATTTATCAAATCTTCCAAATCATCCACTTCCGCCTCAATATTTATTCGATTTATCACCTTTGTCACATTCGATGCGGCAGATGCGCTATGTTGCGGATATGTAATGGATGACCTTGCAATTGGAGGGTGCAGTAACGGGTCATAGTATTTGTATTTATCATATCTATTATTCTTATGCGGTGGTGGAACAATATTTCTTTTACCATTTTTATCATCATTCGTTGACATTTACTGTTATTATATGATATATCAATATAATAATATAATAAAAAATAAAAAAAAGGTTATTTATAAAATTACTGTATTAATTCATTTATTTAAATCTAAAATTAAACGCACTCAAATAATTAATCATTAATGTGAACTTCCTTACCTATCGTTTTTATAATGCGCTTTTCACCGACCTCCGGTATCGGCGTGCAAATGTGATTGAATGTCATTAAAAAATTATCATTCTTAGATGAACTTGTTTTTGCAACTTCCGGGTCTGAATCCTTCCACTGTTTCAATGTTGTAATCTGTTTTTTGGTAATGGCATCAATTGTATCTTTAAATTTCAAGTTTCCTTCATCCTTTTCCCACTTTTCTTCGTCCTTGATGTACATGATGTCTCGCTTGTTGTCAGTGCAATGAATTGGACGCTTGTAAATATCCAGTTCTTTTAATCCTCTCAAAAAAATATTGCCGACACTATCTTCCAACGTCTTTTCTCTCGTTACATTCAAATCATCCAGTGTGATTTGCAGCGATTTTATAAAATCACCAATGTTGATTGCATCTTTGCACTGCTCATTTAAAAACACATTCAAGTTGAATTTTTGTTTAATGTTCGTATTATTATTTGTAATTAAATTGGTACTACCGCACATCATCGGTATCATGTCAACCAATTGTTTGTGATACTGCTCCTGCTGGTCTCTCATAAATTTCTGCTGTTCTTTCATTAACTCCTTTATTTCAGCGTTGTCTCTCATTAAATTTATAATTATATTATCTTTACCAGTGCACAAACGCTGCTTATGTTTCATTAAACCATTCTGTGTTTTGAATACTTTTCCACATTCACATTCATTATGTTTATTATGTTTCGAGACTTTTTTTTCAGGCTTCTCTACAGTGCATTTTAGTTTCATATGTTTTTTTGTTCTAATATGTCGCTTATAATCACTCTCAAATATACACGAAAAACAGCAACATTCACACGTATACTGCTTATATTTACATTGTTCTATTGGTGTGGTCATAATTATAATATAAAACCTGAACCTGTCGTGTATACAATAATAATATAATATTTCTAAATAGATTATTTATTCATTTAAAAGTAAAAAAATTATAATAGATTTTTTTCAATCCCCCAAAAACGCATTTTTAGTTTTCCAAAGATGGAAATGTCTCTTTTGGGAGGATATTTTGGAATATTTGAAATCAATGACTTTTTGAAAAATGAAAAAAATGCAAAGCATATTCGTGAGACGAAAATCAACATTTATTGATATCGCTGCATAAGTAGTGGACAAAAAATACTGGTTCAAAAAAAACGAGCGGATTTGTTATCTGTTTGCTCACGCAAAATAAAAAAAACGAGCGTTTTGAAATTTGTCTAGGGGTATCGTGCGGGTCAAAAAAAACGAGCGGAATTGTTATCTGTTTGCTAACAAAAATTGAAAAAGCCAAAACGTCGTGACAGCATTATCCTGTGGATAGAAAACGGTCCAAATTTAATCGAAAAATAATTTGGCATTTATTTTAGAAAAACCACTTACCATTTATGCTTTCACCTTATAATATTACGAAAAAAAGCGCTGATGCTCGTTTTTTCGGTCCATTTCATAAATTTTTTTTATTTAAAAAAATGTCCAAAATCGGAAAAATGTCCGAAAAATCGCATTTTTTCCATTTTTTCCTTATGCTCTGAGCCGCTTTTTCCATTATTTCAGTGTTATACAAAATGCTCATAAATATACATATTATTCTTAAAATAAAAAACCTAAAAAAAATGAAAAATAATATTTTAAAACTTTTTTTAAAAAATGAAAATTGGACATTTATTTTTGTCCATATTTCAAAATTAAAAAAGAGTTTCAAAAAAATAAAAATATTTTCCGTTTTTTTTCAATCCCCAAAATTTGCATTTTTAGTTTTTCAATCCACGAAATATTGCTTTTTTGGGGATGTTTTCTAATTTTCTTGAAAATATTGATTTTTAAAGAAAATTAGAAATTACAAAGCATATTGGTGAGATTCAAAATAACGATTATTACTGTCGCTGCATAAGTAAGGGGGGTCAAAAATGGGGTCAAAAAAAACGAGCGGAATTGTTATCTGTATGCTGTCGGAGTTTGGTAAAGCAAAATGAGCTCACTGCATACACCTAGCGGATGGAAATGGGGTCAAAAAAAACGAGCGGAATTGTTATCTGTTTGCTCTGAGATTTTGGAAAAGTCAAAACGTCGCGAGAGCATCGCCCCGCAGACACAAAACGGTCCTAGATGGATTGCAAAAAAACGAGCGTTTTTCTTTAAAAAAAAATCCCGACCACACATGCTTTCATTTTTTGAAAAATATGGAAAAATGTGCTGATGCTCGTTTTTTTCGGTCCATTTACTCGTTTTTTTGCACTTTTTAAAATGGGCAAAAATCCGGAAAAATCGAAAAAATGTCCAAAAAATCGCATTTTTTCGATTTTTTCCTTATGCTCTGCGACGCTTTTTCCAATATTTCAGTGTTATACAAAATGCTCACAATATTATATTTTGTGACTCAAAATAAAAACCTAAAAAAAATGAAAAATAATATTTTAAAACTTTTTTTAAAAAATGAAAATTGGACATTTATTTTTGTCCATATTTCAAAATTAAAAAAGAGTTTCAAAAAATAAAAATCTTGGATATTATTTTGGAGAGATGGAACTAAAATATTAAATTCATTAAATCCAAACAACCAACTACAAATTCTCAATAATATACGAATAGTCGGGTGTTTCATCATATGACATACTACATAAGTATTTGAAAATCTCCAAATAACTCGGAGGCATTTCGAAAAATAGGTCCTCTGGTAAAATTGTTTTTTTCATTTGTGCCACCAGTTCTGGAGATGCCGCTGCTTTCCAAGGAAGTCGCCCTTTTACCAGGTAAATGAGAACATACATGATTGAAATTAAATCGTCTCGTCGACTTGGTTCGAATCCATCATGCACATGGATACTTACGTAACGCAGCGTTCCAATAATTCCGGTTGTGCGCGTTTTATTAGGCCTGTGTGCATTTGTTTTATCATCAATGTATGTTCGAGACATTCCGAAATCAATTAAAAACAATTTATTGTGTGTTTCAGTTTCGTTTTCGTTACTTTCATTTTTGTTGATAATGCCAATCATAAAATTTGGAGGCTTGATGTCTCGATGGACAAATCCCCTTTCGTGAACAGCCCGAATAATTTGAACCATTTGTTTCGCATACACTCTTACAATTTCGATTGGAACTGATTTTTTATATTCACTTGAAATCGTTTGTAAACTTTTTCCCAACAAGTCAATTGCCATGTACCGATTGTGGTCGGGTACTCCATAGTACCGAAGATTAGGAATTCCCGGAATCCCTGAAAGTTTCATTAAAATTGCGGCTTCATGAGTTAGCGTATCCACTTGAGCAGTCGGCTCCAACTTTATCGCCACAGTTTCGTTTGTATTTACATTTTTTGCACTAAATACTAATCCAAACGCGCCAGAACCTATGCGTTTCTGCAACTTGTACCGGTCATTTATCAACATGATGATGATTGGATTAGGAACGATTGGATTACGAACGATGAGATTACTTTATTCTAAACCTAAACAATTAGTTTTTAATATTTATTTTTTCAATTTTAAAAAATAAAATAAATATCATAATAAATTATAAATTGAAATAAAATAACATAAATAGTTTTATCATAAGTAAGATAACGAACGATACGCCAAACCAAACGATTCATGATATAATGGCCCACGCAATTGTTCAAATACACCCACATATGCATCATTTCCAACAACAACAACAGTTGTGCAAAAGGTATGACATTCCAAAAATTTCGAACATTCCGAATGCATATACTTCATCTGATGACGATGATGAGTATGATTATAATGGCGGTGGCGGTGATGCAGCGTTAGCGTCATTAAGTCCAGCAAATTCCAACTCAGCAGCCACATCTTTATCTTTTATGTCGGTAGATGGAGATGGAGACTATGATGATGTAGAAGCTGTAGAAGCTGTAGAAGCTGTAGAAGCTGTAGAAGCTGTAGAAGCTGTAGAAGCTGTTGGCGTTGTAATGCCCATATTTGCCGGTTCATATGTTGTTGCAACATTTGCAACTGCACCTCCACTAGATGATGACAATGTTGTAGCAAATGTACAAGAAAACAATCTACATGCCCAAAAAAATAAACACCATAAAAATAACAAAACAAAATATACACCAACTCACCCGAAACCAAAAGAAGAAGGAGCAGAAATATGCATAATATGTTATGAAGGAGTAGAAGAAGAACGCGGAGATTTTCAACGTAATTTTTGTAGCACTTGTAAGTATACAGTTCACCTTGGATGCATTGATGACTACATTGTTCGAAAAGTCAGAGATGCAGTAGACGTATCTCAAATAAGTTCGGTTGGAATTAAATGTTTGATGTGTTCAAAAGAAGTGGAGAGAGTTATACTTTATGAAGGCAATCTTAACGCTGGAATTAATGAAAATCATGGCAACAGAGTTGGAGCTGAACAAAGACTCCAAATTCAACTTCATCAACATGCATTAAATATGATGGAAAGAAGATTCAGTCGAGAGAGAAGAAATCGAAGGAAACAAATCATATGTAATGTTTGCTTTATCATATTGGTCGTATCATGCGGAGTGGGAATACTTTTATCAGTTATTATTAAAACTTAATAAGTTATTTGAATATAAAATATATAAAATATATAAAATACAAAATATGCATCATCACAATAATCACAATAATGACTTTAAAAATGAACCATTAAATTTTTTATTCATTTCTTGAGCGAGTTCGTCTTGTTTTGCCAAAGTGAATGCCCGGTGTGTGTTATCTTCTTCTGCAATATGTGCTTCCGTTTTTTTTTTGTGTAAAGCTTCGTCATAATTATATGATTTCAAATGCACATCTCGAAATGACTGCAGCTCATTCACATTATTGAACTTTTTGGAGTTTACATAGTCTTCGTGCGTAACGGGTATAACTGTTTCCGTGTGCGCTTTTTTCAAGTCTTCATATTGAAGCGAGCTAAACAGTCCGCTTGAATGTTCTTTTGGTGCACCCTGACCCAGCATATAATAACTTTCGCCTCCGCCGAAAATATTGACACATTGTAGTTCATTTTTTGAAACAAGCGATAAATTTGTTCGCAATGCTTGTTTTTGTTTGTCAATTTCTGATACACGCTGGTCCCATGAGGATAACGAGGTTGAATCAGATGAATCTGCGTTGTTGGCATCATCAGAACGAAACCAGTCTTCATATCCCTCTTCCTCTTCCATTTGTATTTTGCATTTTTCATAATGTTCATTGAAGAGCTTGTTGAACTCGGTCGAGCTAAGCTGTTTGACCTTGTCCACACACAACTTCATTGAATCTTCATTCGGGTCAACCGTTTCTTCAGCGACGAGCTCGCTATAACTTTCCTTTTTATTTCTATTTTTACCTGTGCGAAACGTGAATATCTGATACAATATTTTATAAGCGCTCGTAAAAAAAAGAAAGACTTCTTTTGGAAGTTTCGATTTGTCTGGATGAGTGTGAAGCACCATGAGTTTTGCTGCGCGCAAATCCGATTCCGTAAAAACAATCGGTATTTTAAATAAATTTGTAATGTCCTCTAAATTATAATTTCGTATGTTCAAGTCTAAATTCGAGTCCATTTCACAAGTGTTATAGTGTGTGTGATAATATTTTACTTATCTTATTGTTTATTATATATTAAATATATTAATTAGTGTATAATATGATTTACTAATTAATAATTAATATTAGAAAAATAATAATGAATTAATTGTTTATAAAATAAAAATTCTAAATTTTATTATGTTCGCCTAGTTCGTCTATTTGATTTTCTTTTTCTACATTTCATAGATTTTGATTTTCTTTTTCTACATTTCATGATTTCGATTTTCTTTTTCTACATTTCATGGATTTCGATTTTGATTTATATCCACCTCTTCTGCCGAGTTGTTTCTGCCAAGCTGCTGCTGCTTCTGCTGCTTTTTCAAAATTACCTCCAAAAGGAGGATGCGTCCCTGGGCTATCAATGAATCTGTTTATAACATCTTGAACAACTGGAGACTGTTCGTAGTAAAAATAAGCATTTCTAATCTCCTCACAATTGGGTACAAGGTCAGCTTTTAGTTTATATCTTTGATTCATTTGTGCAACAGGAGTAGCACCAGCTTGTGCTTGAGCATCAGGTCGTGCTTGTTGTGCTTGTTGTGCTCGAATAGCTTCGGCTCGAATAGCTTCGGCTCGAATAGCTTCGGCTCGAATAGCTTCGGCTCTAGCAGCTTGGTCGGCGGCGGCATCATTAGCTTTTGCCATATTTAGAAATTTATTAAATGTGCCACCATCGGGGTCAATCCATTCATAATTAATCATTTCGTTATCGTTATCTGAATCTGGTTCGCTTGTCGTCAACGGTCTCAGTCTATCTGCAAACATTTTATCATAACTTAAATCTCTTGAACTCATTGTTATATGTTATATAATTCTATTATATAATAATTAAAATAATATTAAAGATTTAGTAATATTATATATATTATATACACATATACCCAGTAAAGCTGTTAACACACCTATATGTTTTCAAGGTCAAAATCTTCCAAATCATCACCATCTTCAATGACAAAAGAATTCAAAGAACGTGTTCCTTTAGAAGAAAGAAAGCAACAATCTAAGAATATTTTAACAAAGTATCCAACTTCGGTTCCCATTTATATTGATTCATCTAGCATGAGCAAAGTAATAGATAAACCAAAATTTGTTATACCAGACGGATTTACCATTGGACAACTAATGATTTCTATTCGAATGAGGATGAAAATGAATCCGGCAACTGCGTTATTTATTTTCATTGATAATCATTTGATTCCAGTGACAAAAGTTATTTCTTCATTGTATGAGTCACACAAAGATGAGGACGGATTCATGTATATATGTTGTTCAGAAGAAAACACATTTGGATAATAAAATTTAGTCAATTTATTAAATTCAATTTAGTTAAATTCTATTTAGTTAATTTAGTCAATTTAGAGAATTTAACAATTTAGCCAATTTAGTTAATTTGGTCAATTCCAGTTAGTGAACAATTTAGCCAATTTAGTGAACAATTTAGTTAATTTAGTCAATTTAAAAAAAATAAAAAAATAAAAAATAAAATAATAAAGTTTTATTTTATTTTAATATTTGGAGTATATATAAAAGATAAAATGGTAACGACAGAATGGATGAAATGCGTCAAGGATGCGCTGAAAACAATTCCTAAAAATACTCCGAATCGTTTAGCGGCAGCAATGAAAAAAGCAAAGCTTACTTATAAGAAGGGCAGCTCATCTTCAAGTCACGCAATGATGAAAAAGACACATAGGCATCGACGCAGTTCTCACAAGGGGCGTAGAGGCAGGGGGTCGCGTAAACACCACAGTCGTCGCAAAGGTCATCGCGGAGGTTCACAGGTATTGCTGGGCTCACCATATGGTCAGAGCAATACGGACCTTCAACTTAACGCGTCAAATTATTCTGTTGATTAATAATAAATCAGTGTAATATTTTGATTTTGTTTGATGTATATTATTTTTAATTTAAAATTAAAAATAATGAAAAGGAAAAGAAAAAGTTAAAAAAAAATTACACAAATCGTTGAGATAACAACATTAATCCACCCAAAATGGAAAGATTCTTCGTAAATGAAATCACTTCCGCCTTATTCGTCGGGAAATGAAAAATCAATATTGTCATTGCGGTAAATGCCGCCAATCCAATTGTCGCAGTATATGCATATTCTTTGTAACTGTTTGCATATAATGCATATAAAATTACTACACTTCCAAGCGTCAATAATCCAATTACTCCAATAATGGCTGCATCATATATAAGCGAAATGAATGCTTTACTATAATTTTGATTCAAATACTTTTTAAAATAAACTAAAAATGGAATTCCGATTATTGCGATGCTTACTGCAATTATTATAGTTGATAATAAAAATGAATTCAAGTTGTGTCTTTGAGTATAAATATTTAAATAAAAATAAAAAATTATAACTAGAACTGATGTAATAAATATAGGATTTAATTGAATCTCATTTATTTTTGTTTCTAAATAAGTTACAGTATCTTGAAAATTTGCAATTTTATTCAACCCACCCGCTATAAATATGAATAGTAATAAAAATGCATTTATAACTATAAATATTTGTTGATTATTATAATTTTGCATAGTTTAATATTATGAAATATAGTAACATTATAATTTTTATGGAAAAGTATAGTAACAAGAACCAACGTAGTTCCCAGTGTTTATTTCAGTTAGATATATATATGCTATCATGCCTGGTAAATTTGATAAACCACCCTTAAACGGAGTATCTATAAAACCACCAATACCATTGACTGCTATATTGGTATTTTGTATGTAATTACTATACATACAAACACCAAAATTAGGAGTACTCCTAGACTCAACATTGTAGATATTGTAACCCGGAGGAAGAATAAATATATTAACTACTGTATGGGTACTAATATTATTATTACGAGTGAGTATTATAGTAGTATCAGTTGTTGGGCCTGAAGTGGCTATACTTGAGAAATAAATATTGTAATCTTGTACTAAAAGACCTGCTGGTACAACTGGGTATATTGGTGGTGGACATTTAGGTACAAATGAGTTTTTTCCCCCAAAACGTTCTCTAGCCTTAGGGAATTGTACTGTTTTTCCATGTGTAAATCCTCTTACAGTGTGAGGATCTGCTGGCGACTTGGTTGATGACATTGTATATAATATTATAAACATTATAAATATTTTATTTTATTCAAAAAAAATAAATCAAATCTCTAACATTTTTCTAAATTTACAACTCTATAATTTTATATTTACTCCAGCTTTTTTAGCAACATGATTAACGTTATTATTAAAATATTTTAAAAGCAAATCGGTAAATGTGGTTGTTGAAAGCAAAAATAAAGATGATGAGAAGATTATTTTCTTATCAAATTCGGTTATTTTAGTATTTGAATATGGATTAAATCGGACAATTAAAAATAGAATAACAAAGTATTTCAATGCGGATTGAACCGATGGCAGATATTTTGTAACGGAATTAAAGTAACTTAAATTTAAAATAACCAGAATGTACAACACGTAAAATGTGTACAATAAATAGTAGTAAACATCTTCTATTTTTACATAAAATGACGACATGACTTGTTATATTGTTATATATATAATTAGAATTAATTATATAAATTATATAAATTAGACAGCTTATATAATTAATATTTTTAATAATGAATGAATGATGAATGATGAATGAATAATAATTTATTTAAAATATATTTTTATTTATGTGGGTGGGGAGAGAATGTCCGAATAAAATCATATACGCTAAAGCAATTGCAGCAAACAGCATGCTCCTGTCTTGCGCAACGTCATACGGTTGTTTGAGTATGAAAACCATGACAAAATATAATAAAATCCCGAATAAAATGGAATGAAAAAGATGATTCATGGCACCGTGCATTTCAATAATTAAATAATTAAAATATTTATATAATGTCAAAATATTTTAATTATTTATTTTTCAAATATTTTTCACATATTATTTTTTACAAATTCCACAATTATCATGGCTCTCATACATGCAAGTTCATTTTTGATTTGTTCGTTTTCAATTGTGCTAAACAAATGATTATTTAATAGACAGTTGTCATAAATAACATCAAATCCTTCCCTTTTTACATTTAATTTGAATTCACCACCCACACTCATCTCATAATATAAATTTATCGGATAGTTTGCATTATTCAATAATGCAGTCAAACCATTGACTGTGCAATGACCATGAAATAGAGCGCAAATTCCGCGCCCACCACTCTTCTCATCACATGCGGAAAAACACGCATTTATTCTTGAAATTTGATTCATAAGCCTTTCAACTTTAATATTGTATGCGTCTATTTCTGCATCTGTGTTCAAAACATATTTTCGTTCCATATTATAGATTTCATTTTCAATATTTCGAATTCGTTGCGGTCCAATCATTTTGTACGCTTGTAAAACCGCCTTTTGAAAAGCGTTTACCCATGCATTTAAATTTGAACCTGTAACTGAAGATGCCATCATTCTCAATAGCAAGCAAGTTATTGCCTTGTATTTTTATAGTTTTGTTTTTAAGCCAAAATCGATTATAATCAAGGGGAACGTAGTTCCCTTCCTTCAAGGAGTGAGGGTCAGAGGGGAACGTAGTTCCCTTCCTTCAAGGAGGGGTCAGAGGGGAACGTAGTTCCCTTCCTTCAAGAAGGGGTCAGAGGGGAACGTAGTTCCCTTCCTTCAAGGAGTGAGGGTCAGATGGGGAACGTAGTTCCCTTCCTTCAAGGAGGGGGTCAGAGGGGGACGTAGTTCCCTTCCTTCAAGGAGGGGTCAGAGGGGAACGTAGTTCCCCTGTTTAAAAGAAACTTCCGCCAATATGTTCATTTGCAGCAGCAGGTTCAAATTCGGCAACCATGCCTGGCGGCATGCCAGGCGTTGATGCTCCTATTAAATGATTTGGCTGCACTTGATACATGGAGTTGAAATCAGGCGATGACCGTTGTGCTGAAAGTTGTGGCGGAGGAGGTGGGCCGTTAAGTGCGTATGAGGCTTGTCCGGATAACGGTTGAGTCACTCGAACTTGCCCCCCCCCATTTTGCTCATCCTTTTTACCTTTCAGGCTGGAATTTCCTTCCACCATTTCTTCAAACCTTTCAATAAGAATGAGAGTTTTTGCGCCGAGCTTGTGCTTTGACATGGAAATAAAAATAAATAAGAGTATGAGAATAATTTGAATAACGCTAAAATCGCCGTATTTTAATCCACTATACGTCGGGAAATAATTGATAACCCGGTTTATAAAATAGAATGAAAACAGAATAAAGAACAATTGTCCAAACATTTCTGCTAAAATAACGATGGAGCCTTTTTCTTCATCAATTTCTGGAATGTAGTAGTGATTTACATAAAGAACGATAATCACGGGTAAAATCGCCATCACCGTGTATTGAATAATATTCAATAGAGAAGATTGTTCATAATCTCCCATCTTGAATACATATTTGAAAAATCCTTCTGTTTTTTTGGTAGAATCGGATATTGCATCTTCAACGTCTTCCATTGTAGTAATTATTCTTATATGATTTATAAACAGAAATTAAAATAAAAAAAATAAATTAAATTAATTAACTAAATAAGTATCGTTAAACTAAAATAAACAAAAATAAAAACAAAAATAACAATATAAAAAAATGGAAATAATTCAGATAAGAATATAATAAATAATAAATAGTAAAAAAATGCTGCGTAAAAAAAACAAGGACACTAGAAAAAATGAAGAGTATCAATATTTAGATTTAATAAGCGATATTTTAGAAGAAGGCTCTTTAGAAGAAGGTCGAAACGGGCTGACAAAAAGCATATTTGGAGCTGCCATGCACTTTTCACTAGAAAATGGAACGATTCCGCTGCTAACAACAAAGCGTGTTGCATGGAAAACATGCCTGAAAGAGCTGCTTTGGTTTCTAAGGGGTGACACAAATAATGAGAATTTGCAAAAAGAAGGTGTTGCAATTTGGAACGATAATGCGTCTCGCGAATTTTTAGACAGTCGAGGATTAACACACTTGCGCGAAAATGATTTGGGTCCGGTGTACGGGCACCAGTGGCGCCATTTCAATGCGCCTTATACAACCTGTCATGAAAACTATGACGGTAAAGGAGTTGACCAGTTGGCGCAAATTATAAAATGCTTGAAAGACCCACTTCAGCGCACGTCGCGCCGGATGGTAATGTGTGCATGGAACCCGTGCCAACTGGATGAGATGGCGCTTCCACCGTGTCACATTTTGGCGCAATTTAATGTTACGGGTGGAAATAAGCTTTCGTGCTGCATGTTTCAGCGGAGCGGAGATGTGGGTTTGGGTGTTCCGTTTAATATTGCTTCCTATAGTTTTTTGACACACCTTTTGGCAAAACATTGTGATTTGGAACCTTTTGAATTTATATACTACTTGGGGAATTGTCACATTTACGATTCTCATTTGAATGCCATTCAGGAACAAGTAACAAAAACGCCGCACGCATTTCCCACACTTACGATTAATGAAAAAAGAGAAAATATTAATGACTATATTTTAGATGATTTTGAAGTGCGTAATTATAAACATCATGAAGTAATTAAAATGAAAATGGTGGCATAAATAGAATATTCTATTCTTTAAATTAAAAATGTTATTAAAATTCGTATAAATTTAGCATGATTTTATTTGTATAAAATAATATAATCATTTTTTACAAATATAAATTAAACAATTAAACAATTAAAATTAGAATGCGAAAATAATATAGAAATAAAATATTATTTATATTATAAATTATATAATTTAAATAATTTACAATGAGTAGTAATGCAGCATTGTCCGCAGCCAGACGACGAAGGTCAAATCCATTGAACGCCCCTGTCGGTACCATGGGTGGACCGGGTGGACCGCCAGCAAATCGAATTCTTCAAAGAATGGGACAACAACAACCACAACAACCACAAGCAAGAATGGCGACCCCACAAATGCAACAGCGCGGACCTTTGCAACAACAACAACAGCAACAACAGCAGCGCGGAACTTTGCAACAGCAACAACAACAAATGAAAAGAATGCAACCGCCGCAAATGCAGCAGCAAAAACAGCAATCAGCACAACTTCCTCCACTTCCGCCTCCAAATAAAAATGCCGGACAGCTGTATGGCATCCCGCTTCATCCGCTCATCATGTTTCAAACACATGACAATAAACTGAACGAACACGACCTCAGTATAGCCGAGTGTTTTGACCAATTGAAAGAATTTGAAGGCAGGTTAATCGTTGTTGAAGGGAATGGTGGTGTGTATCCAGCAGCAACAGCACCAGCAACAGTAATAGCAGAAGCTGTTCCAGCCGGCGTATCAGACCTGAATGAATTGATGAATGACGGCGTATTTATAAACGGAGTTGTCGATAATATAATGGCAACTACAAATTTTGCATCCATTGTGGAAAACATTATTCCTTTGAAAGAAGAGAATGAAATGTTGAAACAGCGCATATCAGAACAAGAAATTAGAAGCGACCAAATGCAGCAATTTATTCAACACCTGGAAGAACGTTTAAGAAATATTGAGAATGAATTGGCGCAGCCATATGAAGAAACATCAACATCAGCACCAGCAGAAGCAGTAGTAGAAGAAGCGGTTGCAGCATCAGCAGCAGCATCAGCAGCAGCATCAGCAGCAGAAGCTACTGAATCTGAAGTTGTTGAAACACTAGAAACAGTAGAAACAGCTAGCATCGCTGAAATCGTCGCTGAAGCATAAATAATATAATTTTGTCATCTGCGACTACGAGTTCGATTACGAGTTAGACACACATGTGATGCCGACGCCTTTCGGAATTTTCCTCCCCCATTAAAGTAATTTTCAACATTGGTACCATTTGCTACACGTTTTATAATGGACTCAATGCACTGTGACTGCACGACATTGACAAAATCGGCAGATAAACACGATTTCATAAGAGATTCGAGTGCGCGTTCTATAATTGGAATGGATTCAGGCTTCAAATAGATATCCACTTGACTCACAATCGGGTCGCTAGACCTAGACTTGCTAGTTGTCATTGTCATTGTTTTTCTTCGCATAGTAGTTTTGGTTTTGGTAGTTTTTCTAGAAAAAAAAGACGATATTTTTTTACTTGCTTTAAATATTTCAATTCCACTTTTTGCAGTGCCAGTCAATTTCATATTTTGTATCAACGCATCTATTGATTCGGGTGAAAATATAATATGAAATATTTTATTTGATTTTTCGGCGCGATTGATACTGGTATTGTTGCATACAATTTCTTTTATTTTTTGAATTCCATTTGTTTCAGTTAAGTGTGTTGTAAGTATTTTTACTGCACGCGAAATAATTTCTTCCTTTTTATTTATCTTACGATTTATAGTTGTTGTCATATATTATAATTTATTTTATAAATAAATATCTATATATATATATATATATATATAGATATTTATATAAATGAAAAAAAAAATAGGAAAGAAAAAATCCAAATCCTATGCAATGAAAGGGGGTGCGGGTCCGTTTGAATATGAAGGCGTTTCACTTACCATCGATAATTCATCCACTCATTTTGCAGTTAATGAAGTTGATGGAAAAACCTATAATTTTAATATTCTTGATAAACAAAATGGTTTATTTAGTAGATTTTGTGAATTATATCAATATTATCAAGAAAACAGCCCAATATCATGCGTTCATCAACAGTTTCAAGGTAATACTGGTATGTTGATGAAGGCTCCATCTTTCGTTGATATTTTAGGAATTTCACTAATACTTAGGAATATTCAAAATGTGCGTGGTAGACTTGTTAAAGTGGATGGCGAATTAATGACTGTAGCATTTGATAATTTACGTTTGATTGTAAATTTTGGCGGCAGACAACCGCTCTGCGTCGTGGACGAATTTGGCACGCTACATATAAATAATTTATTAAAAGAAAAGATTTTTAAGAAAATAACAGGAGAGTATCCGTCATTTGATATAAATGATATTGCTCCTATACCTATAAAATCATTAGATAAAATTGACCTAGATGCTGTATTAAGATTTTTCAAACAAGCAATATTTTATTATAGGTATGGTGTTATCAACTTAGATACAAATAGGTTACTAACTTTTGAAAGCATGTCGACTCCTGAAAATTCAAAGTTACTATTGGCAGATAATCCTCCTGCTCTTGAAAAATTTAAAATAAATGAAACACTAGGTAATTGGTTTTCAAAAACAGGATTGTACACAGATGGTCCCTTAAAATTAGCATTGGAAATAAAAGAAGGAGCAGCAGCAGCAGGCCCAGCACCAGCACCCGAAAAAGCTCAAACATTTTTAGAACCTCCTAAATCCCCTTTAGATGAAGCTGTAGCCAATCTGCGTCCCGTAGCAGATGAAATGTTACGGCTTGGGGCTGTCCATAGCGACGACGGACTTGTTTTTCTTCCGGAAGACGACACCCCTGAAAAAAAAAGGCTTCTAGAAAAATTTGTTAGACTTAGAAATATTGCCATAAAACTACACCAACAATCAGGAGGAAGAGTAAGAACAGGAGTACAAGGAAACAGAACTAACAAAAACAGAAGAATGAGAAGAACGAGAAGAACAAGAAGAACCAGAAGAACCAGAAGAAGACATTGAAATGATTATATTAATAAATAAACATAATAGATATGGTATGGTATATATAATGTATATATATACTATATATATTATGTCAAAATCGGATTCGTTTGACAATAAAATGAATATTGAAGACATTTTACACAGTCTTGACAATGATAGAAATTTATCAATATCTAAATTAACATATGATAAAATAAATAATATGAAATACAACATGCTGCAGCGCATTGGCATGAATGATGAAGAGTTGGAATCAATGTTGCTCAAGCTAGGAGATTACAGGTATGTTGAAGAGCTTCAAGACATACAACACGGCGCGTTTATTCGATATATACCGCTAACTTCTAAAAATAATCTAAACCGAAATGATAGTGAAATTATTTTAAAAAATGGTGGCTTCATTTGTGACATTAAAATACTCGGGTCAGGTGTTCATTTATTGTGCAGAAATCATTTTCGAAAAATATTTCAACTTAAACTTGATGAAGTGCTTCTTTTTCAAAAACTTAGCAACCAAGAAGAGATAATCCTGTCAGTATTTGACTATTTAGCTAAAAATAAACAATAATAATAATAATAATTAAATTAATATTATTAAAAATGTTATATAATTGAAATATAAATAATATATAGAAATAAACAATGTCATTTTGTTTTAAAAATTTATTTACAAAATATGTTCGCCAAACCCCTAGTTATTTACACATTTGTAATAAATATTTTATCGGAGAAAATGTAAAAATTGACCATTGGGCGCATCGTTCTTTAGGTAGTTCCCAACTCATTTCAGATTACAAAAAAATGGGATACACCCTAATGAATGATGAGTATAATTTTCCACGCTTCAATGCAACGGCAAACTGGTTATGCAAACCACATTCAAAAAATGAACGTGTTTTTGTAAGCCAGTATATTAATAACATTAATATTATTCCCGAGATTAATTCAGCAAAGGATTATGAAGATATTTATAATAAGAATCAGTATCTTGCTTGGACATTAGTTTTTGGTAACGATATAAACCATATAGCAATTTCTGTAAAAAATATTTATGAATGGTATGATATTATCAAATCTGACCCAAATTTAAAACCAAGTACGGACATTCAGCAAAGTAGTGATGGGAACCTTTTACAGTTTGGGCTAAAGTCGGATTTGGTAAAACACACATTCAAAGATGGAAGCAGACTCGCTATACCCTCTTATTTTGTTGAATTTGCAGAGCGTAAAAATGGACGTGAAGGATTTGAATCTCAAAACGCCGATGCAATTTTTGATAGCACAAACTACAAAAAAAAATAATTATTTTGTAAAATTTTTAAACTAAATTATATGATAAATATTAAATTATAATTTTATTTGGAGTTTTTTTCAGGTGTACTCGTCCAGGAACATCTGTCGTTTCGACATATTTTATGGGAATATATTCCACTGTTATTGCGCGAAGAGACCTAATTGATTCTTTTGAAAACTGTTTAACAAGGCCGGCTGCTCGTATAATTGCATCCTTGTCATATTTTGTTGCCGTGTGTTTTGTTTTATCAATTAAAATACCATGCGGACTTGAGAAGCCATTTCCGATATGAAACCATAGTGCATTTTGGTTTGTTTTTTTTGTACGCGACACAAGAGCCTGATTTTGTTCTTGTGTTTTTCCAATTGAAATTGTATATTTGTCGTTGAATTCTTCCGTGTACATGTATTATGTATTGTATATTGGTATATGTATATGTAAATATCTTATCTTATTCTTTTTATTTCAATTTTTTATAATTTTTTATAATTTTTTATAATTTTTACAACACATATTTGAGTTTCTAAATAATAAAATTATTATACATTATATAATATAATATAATAATGTCTAATAATTTGAGTGATAATAATACAGTTGCAAAAATAAAACTGGTACTTATTGGAAATTCGGCTGCTGGTAAAACATGCATTGTTCAAAGAATGGTAAATAATATTTTCAACGTAAATAATAGTTCAACAATTGGCGCAGCGTATATGATGTATAGTATCAATAAAAATCTAAAGGTTGAAATGTGGGACACGGCCGGGCAAGAACGATTTTATTCGCTTCTTCCAATGTATGCACGAGGTGCTGAAATGATTATAATTGTCGTTGACATTGAAAAGAATATCGAAGAACAATTTGTAAAATGGAGTAAATACATTGAAAACAATAAAAAACTTTTTTTACCCCATTTTAAACTATTCCTTATTTTTAATAAATATGATTTGAATACAAAGTTTGAAATACCGAACGTCATATTAGAACAAACTCAATTTTTTTACATTTCAATCGTGTCGGCAAAAAGCGCTCACAATATTGATAAATTAAAAACATATTTAGAAGTAGTTGCAACTAAAATTGTAGAAGAACGCGCAACACATATGCACTTGCATGCAAATTCAAATAGTAATGGCGGTAATGTCGGTAATGTAGGTAATAATAGTAACATTCGTGATATTGGTGAAAATAAAAAAGATACTATTTTTGGTTCAAAATTTTCAAATATGAATATTAATATTTCAGAATATGGAGACAAAATGAAAAAATATTACGATGCTACGCACTGTTAACTAAACTAACTATCTATACAGTTTTATGCAACGAATTATATCGTGCAGAAATGGGAATAAAATGGGACGGTTTTTTACACGTAAAACGATGATAAATTAATTTCTTTTTCTTTAATACGCTGTTTGCGCAAACGCCGATTGTTTTTGTTTCTCTCATTTGACTTTTAAGTTTTTTAGTACAGTTGCATATTTTTTCAACGAGAACTTTTTCGGCTCGTTTTTTTAAATTTCTTAGAGATGACCTTGTGGGTATTTTCAGTTTATAATATTCTAAAATTTTCTTATAGTCTTGTGCGTTTAGACGAATTCGACGTTTCATATTGTTGGTTTGTTTATCTTTTTATTTTTTAGTATATTTATTTAGTATATATATACATATACATTAATTAAATTTATAATTTAATTTATACAAGTGAATGGAAAAAGAAAAATGTATCAAATTAAAAACTAAAAAATATCGTTTGCGCGGTTCTCCTCCTTATTCTGCAACGGATTGTCCTGGTAAAACAATGAAGGGGAATGATGGCGGAACATATGCATCTAAAGCTGACAAGAATGGAACATATAAGTGGATAAAAACAACGGTAAAAACGGCAAAAACGGCAAAAACTGTAACTAAGACCGAAACATCTGCAAAAACTGAAACAACTTTAAAAAAAATATCTAGTTGTTCTACAGATTTAAAACGAACATCGCCTCCATTTTATAAATATGCGTATAAAAAATCAATATTTGCACCGGTAAACGTTTCGAGTTTTTTGAAATGCATACCACCAGGCATTGTTAATGAAAAAGTAAAACCAAAACATATTTACGAAATAGTAGATAATGGTCCAATACCTTTTTTAGTATTTGACTATGGCAGCCATGTAGACGTTTATAATCAACACTATGACAAGGAAACGAATGAGTACGAAATGCAAGGTAAAATAATGGATTCAAAATACATTAAAATTTTTGTTGGAGACAACGAACTAAATGCGCCTGATTATGATTTGAAAAAGGGAATTGGAAGAGGAAACACTGTGCTTTTACAAACGGGAAAGGATGAGTACACATACATAGGTGACGGAATTCGTTCTTTTAAAACAAAAGACGGAGATGTAATTGAAAAATATTATTCACCGGTGGGAAACAATGCAGTTCCATATCCATACGCGGTAGGTCAAAAATATGTATATTTAATGCTTGACAACGAATATCAACCAGTTGAGGATTTCGATTTAACAAAAGATGTTTACACGCAATACTATGGATGGAACATAGATAAGAAAGACACCGATTCGCACATTGAAAAACCTAAAAATAGACACAAAAAATATCGAGTAAAGGTATTGTTTAAGAGATATTATTAGATTGATTCTAGTTGTAAAATAAATAAATAAATAAATATATGCGTAGAAAATATTTTATATGCATATATTAATAGACATTACAAAGTCGGAAACACTACACAAAACCACAAAACATATAAATAAAATGATGGAAATAGGAGGTTCGAATTTAGATGGAAAATATGCAGTATTTGATGTTGATGAAACGCTGGGCTACTTTTCCCAATTTGGAGCATTTATTGATGCGCTTAATAACCATTATAATGACTTCTCTCGAGTCGTGTTTGATAATTTTAATGAACTTTTAGATTTATACCCTGAATTCATTCGTCCAAATATGATTGAAATATTGAAATATGTTTCTGAAAAAAAAAGAGAAGGCGTTTGTAAAGGAATAATAATATACACAAATAATCAAGGGCCTCGGTCATGGGTTGAATATATTTCGAAATATTTTGATTACAAGGTTGGAACCCAAGTATTTGACCAAATCATCGCGGCATATAAAGTGAATGGAAAAATTGTGCAAGAAGGACGAACAACGCAAAATAAAACATATGAAGACCTTGTTCGAATAGCACATATTCCGAAAACATCTGAAATTTGTTTTATTGACGACTTGAATCACCCGGGAATGCGACACCAAAATGTATTATACATCAACATTAAACCATATGTTGAAACACTTGCCACGTCAATACTTATAAAACGTTATCTCGAAAGCGCACTTGGAAAAAATATTCTTCCTCAAAATAGAGAGAAATTCAGTATATATATAAAAAAAAGAATGGGAGTAAATAATGATGCCAATGAATCAAATACAAAATTAAATTTACATGAATCAAATTTTATTTTATTGAATACGCCAGATAAGTCCAATGCATATATACATGCTAATGAAAATGTAATTTCAGGTTATAAAAAAATGGGAGATAAAATATTATTTTATATTAAATTATTTTTTAAAAATAAAAATAAATCACACAAGTTGAAGTCGAGTCGTCATCATAAACATCGCGCCACATTAAAACATAAACGACATGCATCAAAATCAAAACTAAAGTCAAGAAGAATAAAAGATAATTCAAATGCTAAAAAAGAAAATAAAACTCGAAAAACTGGCGTATTTATGAGAGTCTGAAATGAAATAATAATGTAAAAAAAATACTTACCTTTTTACCTTTTTACATCAAATCAAAACCACAGTGTTTGATTTGTTGATTTAGTTGAATGTTGGGACGCCATTTTCAACTTTTCCGACAAGCTCGCCGTCTTGGGTGTAGAGGTCTCCGTTGGATGCCAAGCCGTACGTTTCTCCTTCGTACTCGTACTCTTCGCATTCGAGCTCCTCCTCATCCTCCGCAACCTCCTGCTCCGCTTCAACGTAGAATCCTTGTATGCACGATTCCTTCGGGGCTTCTTCTTTCTTCTCAGCCTTTTTCGACTTCTTCTTCTTGTCAGCAGTAGCTTCCTCACCCTCACTCTTGTCAGCCTTCACCTTCTTTTCCTTCTTCTCCTTCTTCTCCTTCTTCTCCTTCTTCTCCACCTTCTTCTTCTTCTTTTCAGCTTCTACTGGGGCAGAAACAACCGCTTCTACAACTTGCTTCTGCTCTTGTTGCTCTTGTTGCGCTTCCGCTTCCTCATCGTCGTCAAAGTTGAAGAAACCATCTTCATCCACTTCGACTTCATCAACATTTCCAGCGGGAACAGCAGATGCAGATGCAGATGCAGCTTCTTCTTCTGTTGAAACCGCCGACAATGTTTCGTCGTCTTCTTCGTCGTCGTCAAATTGAATGGGAACAGGAGCGATTTCCGCTTCGCTCGGGTCAAACGACAAACGTTTCTTCTTTGCAGCCGTAGCTTGCAAAATAAGTTGGCGCATGTCATCCTCGCCAACATTGGACTGCTGGACAGTTTTTGTGGGACGGCCGCGCTTTTTCTTTTCAACAGCACCTTCGCCGCCGCCATTGGCGGATTCCTTTTCGGGAGTGTCGGCTGTTTCCACGCTTGCAACCTTCTTCTCCTTCTTCTCCTTCTTCTCCTTCTTCTCCTTCATCGGCTTTTCAGCCTTTTCAACTGTAGATGTAGATGCCACATCCATCTTGGCAGGACGACCGCGTTTCTTTTCAACGGGTTCGAACATCCAGTCAGGAATTTTGACTCCACGCTTTTCAGCAGCTTCAAGCGCTTCTTCTTTGGTAATGTTCATTTTGGTAAGAACATCGAGGTAGTGACTCTCTTTTTTGCCAGTGGTTGCGTTTGTGTATTGCCCAACGGCAGATGCAAGGCGGTCTTGAACCGTTCCAATAGGATGGTCACCATGCACATCACACTTTGCAAAGCAGTCGGCGCAAAAACCGCACGATTTTCCATCACGACTTGATTGGCTAACAACCGACTTGCCATCATGGTAGAACTGTATCAAACCATTTTCAGACATGTCTTGCGGTTTGCCGCACTGGATGAACAAGCCGTACTGAGTTTTCAGCGCAACGCATGTTTCGAAATCCGCAACACCGGTCCACGGCATCGGGATTTTGTTTTGTTTCTTTTCGTTTTCATCGATGACGACAACTTCTTTGGTTTTTTTCTCCTTCTTCTCCTTCGGCTCCTTCTCCTTCGGCTCCTTCTCCTTCGGCTCCTTCGGCTCCTTCTCCTTCTTTTCTTTTTTTGGCTCTTTTGTTTCTTTTTCTTTTTGTTCTTTTCTCATCTTTTGAATTGGCTCGCCGTTCTTGTCCATCACGCAGGAAGCAATGAGCTGCTCCTTCAGATTGGACAGTGCGGATTCGAGACCTTGCATTTTTTTGATGATTTGGCTGGCGGTGAGCTTCTTGATGGCTTGAACGGCTTGAACGGGAGCAGAAGATTCAACTTCATTGCTGACCAACTGTGCGACAGCAGCAGCAGCAGCAACAGATGAACCGATATTGGAAGCGGTGGTAGCAATGAATTCCATTATTCGATGTAAACTTGGATGTGAAACACTGATGGATGTAAAATAAGTTTTAAAGTTTTCAATTTATATTTTTTTCATTGTTTTTTTCATGATTTTTCTTCAATTTTGAATACTTTTTCATTAAAAAAATGAAATCTTTTTATTTCATTTTGTTTTTTATTTTATTTTTAATTTTGTTTTTCATTTTGTTTTTTATTTTGTTTTTCGTTTTATTTTTAATTATTTATTCATTCAAAACAGAATTGTGCCATTTGTCGCAAACTTTTGTCACTCCGAAATGGGTTTTCTCCCATTCAAAATAGAACCTACCAATGCTGTATGATGCGCTGAAGACTCGCTTGTATGTTTGTTCGTATTCGCGGTCTGTTATGCATTTCGCATTTGTCATAATGCAATGTAGAGCATCCATCGCATTGATAAAGTTGGTTGAAAATGTGCGAATAGCGACAATGGTGCCATTCGCAACATCCTTGTCGAATTTCAGCGGATACCACTGTGCTCTGTCTTTATCAATTGTCCACTGGTGGTAAAATGGATTGGACCTTGAATAGAATGTCATTGATGTCGCCCTTCCTGTTGGAATGGGCAATGAAAGTGTTGTTGTCGTTACTGTCGCCGCTGTCGCCGCTGTCGCTTCTTTTGCCACCTCTTCTGCCTGTATTCTTCTAAAAAGGTCTCGTTCACGTTTGCTAATCTCGCGATTCATTGTATTATTCAACAAACCTCGACGCTCCTTGGATAAATACATGATGGTGTTTTGAACAACCAAATCTGATAAAAAAACAAATTAATAATAAAAAAATCAATTTGTTTTTTTTTGTGGTTTATGTTTTGTCTTTTTATTTTCATTCACTGGTTTCATTGATTATACAAAGTGTTCAATATTGTCAGTAACAACACTAGTCACTGGTCTTGCCGATGATGGTTGAGGAGTCAGCGCGGCGCTTGAAGCAAATACAAATTCAAGTCGTTGCATTCGTTGTTTCAGTTCTGCAAGTTCGCGTTTGACTGCTTCAGTCTCGTGTTTTTGCTGTCTCAGCTGGTCATCAAATGCTTCTTTGAGAAGAATGGATTGGCACAGAAATTGCCTTCTAATCTTGTCAATATCTTTTTGCGCGTCGAATGTCGACTTTTGTAACGCTTCAACTTCCAGGGTTTTTATTCCCATCCACACTTCTGCTCGATAAATCAACTCTCTTTTTGACTCATTCAACTCTCTTCTTGATTCACGCTTTAAAGCACTTTTTGAAGCGCTTTGACCCATTTGCGATTCTCTTGATTCCTTGGTAACACTGCAAAATCAAAATATAGAAAAAAGTTTTTCAATTTATTTATTTTTCATTTCGTTTGTAAAAAAATATTTTGGTTTTTTTTCTGTTTTTTTCTGTTTTTTTCTGTTTTTTTCTGATTTTATTTTTTATTTTCAAATACTTTTTATGATTCTTGTGCCTGACTTGCTACTCTGATGTTTCTTGCATTTGACGACGTATTGTTTTTTTAACGAGATTTTTCCATGTTTCGAGAACGACCTCGCTGGTGCTCATGTTTGCGCCGGCAATGAACATTTCAATGAGCGAACCATCAACATTTCCGCGCGGAATGCAAACATTTTCGCAAATTTGTTCGACATTCGGAGTCAAAACATTTTCAATGAAACTGTCACCGTCGCGGTAAATACAGCGTGGATAGTCAAGGTCGTTGGCATCGCGGACGAGCATGTGAAACCATTCCTCATCGAATTCAATTGGTGCATCGAATAATGAAATAACGCCGGGAGTCCAGTGAGGAATGACTTCATCCACTGTTCTGTTGTATTTTGTTTTGAACGCTGGAATGTAAATGCGACCACCTTGTAAACCGCATTTGTTGAGAGCGGGAGACTTGATATATCTTGTAGTGTGAGGTGGTAAACGAGCTGCCATTGTCGTCTGAAGGAAGAAAGAAAGCCTACATACATCAAATGTAAATAAAAAAAATCAATTTATGTTTTTTTCATTGATTTTTTTTCATTTTCTATTAACTTTCTATTGACTATTTATTTATTTATTTAAATTGCATAATTCATTTCTTAGTCTACGTCGAACTTTCATAAGTTCGGTGCATACTAATGGCGGTTTACCTCTTCTAAAATGTATCAGTTTTGCATCCAACGTATTTAAAAGCATATTCCTTAAATAAATATTTTGACTAAATTTTGCATATAGTCCGCGTTCTAATTCAGCCGATTTACGTATTTCATAATCGCCATCATATTTAACATTGTTTATTTTGTTTATTTTTTTTGCAAGTAGTGGACTTTTTGATATTTTTGAATTTGAATCTAGAGAGAATTGTAAATAATAGTCGTGATTTTCTTTTATATATTTAATTCCCTGTAAATAATTTTCCAATGTTCGCCAGTTATGCCCTCCTAGATGAAACAATGCCTTTGTGTCATCTTTTTCGGGTGGTTCCCAAAAATTAGATAACATTTTACGCCAATTCGGTATAGAAGATAGTTCGGCATATTTTGAAATATCGCAGCGTTTAATTTTTTCGCCTGAAGACTGACCTGCTGGTTCATTATCTTTACTCTTACTGTAAAATTGAAATACTGCCGAATTGTTATACAAAGTTGAATTTAATTTTGAAGGCAAACATATTTTATTTGTTTTTTTTAATGTTTTTTTTGATGATTTTTTATTTTTCTTGGATGATTTTGCTATTTTTGATGTTTGATTTAATTTCATTGTATGTGTGTATGTATATGTGTATATACTTTTTTTTATAAAAAAAGATTTTTTGTTTTTTTTCATTTTATTTTTGTTTTTGTTTTTGTTTTTCATTTTGTTTTTATTTTTGTTTTTGTTTTTGTTTTTCATAACCCCTGACTCGTCCGATGGTCCATTATGGATGTGAATTGGAACTCCAACGCCCGACGGTCTCCGCACGCGGCAAGCTCCCGCTCTCTTGCCTTTATTTTGTCCGCGACTAACTTTGCTTCAGCAGCAGCAATCGCTGCATCTGCCGCTTCCTCGCTCCCATGTTTCGCAATCATAGCCTCCCGTGTTCGCCACCTTTGCAGAACTTTCATCGCCGCATTCTTCGCATCGCCACTTTGCGCCTGCTTTACTCTCAAAATCAATTCTTGTTCCATTTCGTTGTTGTCTGGTGGTCTGTCTGTCTGTCTGTTCCTATCAAATAATTATGTAAATAAAAAAAAATCAATTTATATTTTTTTTTATTTTTATTTACAAAATATTCACAATCATTCAATCATTCACATTCATTTTTTAAATTTCATTAATTTCGCACACATGTCTTGGAAGAACGAACCAGTCTTGACCATTGTTGCGCCGTCTCGTATTTTCAGGAAACAACTCGGGATGCGTCCACTCATTTCGTTCCTGACGAACTGGGTAGAATCGGAATCCACCGGATAGCGGGCGCATACGTTTGATGACAGTTCCTTGTTCGTCTTTTTGAATTTGTTTTTGCATTGTAGTTTCAACTTTCGAATGAACGATGCGATGCTGCGCCCATTCTTGATGACGCGCGCTCTTTTCGTGTTTTTGCCAGTGTTTGAATTTTCCACTGTATCCGCAAACGCATGTCCATGTTTCTGTTTCATTTGTTCTCCAATCGCCGACAGCGTGTCTAGCGACAAAAGGACAAGATGATGGAGCAGGGTTTCTGTAAACACGCTCTTGGTTTTCGGCAATCTTGCGCGTTGACTCACGATTGAATTCATTTTGGTCTTCTTGAGACATTGACAACCATGAATTCGGGTTGATGTGGCTCAACACACGAGTGACGCGACTCCACAATTCATAATCATCATGTCCTCTAAATAAACTTCGCACACCGTCAAACAAATTCACTGGGACTGCTGGGACTGCCGGGACTGCTGGGACTGCCGGGACTGCTGGGACTGCCGGGACTGCTTGAACTGCTGGAAGAAGTGCAGGGGCGGCAGCAACAGCAGAAGTTGCAACACGATGAAGTGCGCCCAATGCATTCATAGCTTCAAGATACTCACCTTCGGTCATTTTGTCTTGGTTTTCTTCAATCACACGCATCAATGTGGCCAAATTTGGATTGACGGTCATTGTAAATCTTCTTGGTAATCAGAAACCTGTATAAGATTAATATAAATAAAAAAAAATCAATTTATGTTTTTTTGATTGATTTTTTTTGATGTTTTTCATTTTATTTTTTATTTTGTTTTTCATTTTGTTTTTCATTTTGTTTTTCATTTTGTTTTTCATTTTGTTTTTCATTTTGTTTTTCATTTTATTTTTCATTTTATTTTTGATTCAACAGAATTTTCACAAATCAGACAGACTCGGACCGCAACAAGTCCGAAGTATAGGACTCAATTTCATCCTCTTCATTGTAGTGAGGAAGAGGCTCGCGATAGTCGGTTGGATTCACGTGAGGAAGAGGAAGACTGATATTTTGAAAAGGAAGTATAGACTGAGAAGCAAACCTCGCTTGAATTTCAATCACGGAGGGACTTTCAGGCCTGAAAGCCTGACTTGCGCTTCTAATCCAATCATGAGTTGAAATGGTGCGGTATTGTTGTGTTTGATGTATTCTTTGAATTTCCATTTTTCTTTTCAGTATTTTCCTTTGTCTTTCTTCCTCTTCAAACTTTTTTCTCAGTTCTTCGTCTTTTCGAATTTTTTGAAGGCGCTTTTGCTCTTTCGCTCTTTGAAACGATTCCTCAAACAAGAAGAGGTCGTCGTTGTCGTTGCACAAGAAACGCGTTTGAATTTGGGTTTCCGGGTCAGTGTGAAAGGCGAATTCAACATTGGTTGCGCTTTTGCGAGTGTAAAAGTGGATGGTCGTCGTCGTCTCGTCAATTTCAAGTGGATTTGAATTTCCTCTTCCATCGTTGTCGACGAGTAGCTGGTCAAGGTGCATCTGTAGATTGAATCTTTGAGAGTAACCAAATGGACCATTTGCTCCCATTTGGTTGCGATATGGTATGGTCAAGCCATCAATGTTTGCAAAATATCCAACCCCGACAAAGCGCTCTTGATATTCGTTTGTTTCTACAACATGACGTTCTTGATAGGCTGCAAAATGAGGTTTTTCAAGAGTCGGCGGAGTGGTTTGATGCATTCTGTAACTGATATCTGAGTAATATTCAGAATCGTCAGCGTAATGTAGAATCGCATCCTTGAAATGTTGCAAACACTCCAAATTGGAGTACTCGTTCCAATCCGGATGGTTCATCTGGAAGAACTCGACACAATCACAAAAGTTAGCTTGGTAAAAAGCTGTGAGTTCACTTTCAGTGACGTGTGAACCCATGTAAAATGGGAACACGATTTCGAAAAATGACTGTGAGTATGGGAAAGAGTTGATGTAATCGGCAATGTGAAACCAATACTCTTGGTTTGGGTCAGCCGAATTCAAATGGTCAATCAAAGCGGAACCTATGTACAAACCTTTGAATGAGTTGAACTGCGGTTGGTCTTGGTGTAAGTCTTGGTCGGAAATATTGAAGCGGTTGCTTGCAATAGTCGTGGTCATGGTAAATTGTCTTGGTGGTGCACGAGGCTGTATAAATAATATATAAATAAAAAAAAATCAATTTATGTTTTTTTTATTGATTTTTTTTGTTTTTTTTGTTAATATTTTTATTGTTTTTCATTTTGTTTTTCATTTTGTTTTTCATTTTGTTTTTCATTTTTATGATTGTTTTGTTTTCATTTTTATTGATTTGTTTGAGTGTGTTTATTCATTGATTTAGAATTTTGTTGGGGTTTGTTGTGCGAACATCAAAAGCTGAGGAGGCATGGGGGGCAAATTGAGTGACGCCATTGATGTGACGCGAGTCATGGGACGACGCACAACTGGTGTGGGCGTACGAGGTGGGACAGGAACAGTGTATTTGGGAGTTGATGTTTTGTTTACCAAATAGCCGGCTGCAGCGACAGGGTCAGAAGCATAAATGCTTGGGCGTACAACTTTGTCTCTGTACTGATGAATCCAGCGCGTGCACATGCACCGAGACAATTTTGTTTGTTCACAGTCGCATATCGCAAACTTACCCTTTCCGTCGTCGGAATGAATCTTGACAACGCTCTTCAGCTTCGTAAGTCCGGTTTGTCTCTCAAGCACAAACTCTGTTTCGGAAACAAGAACTGCAGTTGCAATGACGGTTTTGTCTCCGTTGACAAGTGTAACCTTGCCGCAGTTTTTTTTGGTTTGTTTTTGAGATGCTTGAGTTTGAGTCTGCGCCATGGTTTGAATTCGAAGTTGCCCGAATGAAGCTGTGGATAAATAATATAAATAAAAAAAAATCAATTTATATTTTTTTCATTGTTTTTTCATTGTTTTTTCATTGTTTTTTCATTGTTTTTTTATTGTTTTTTCATTGTTTTTTCATTGTTTTTTCATTGTTTTTTTTTGAAAACTAATGGATTCATCATGTAGGGGCGACGAGCACCCCCCTACGACCCCCTGTAAATTAGTGTAGGGATATAGGAGGGGTCATAGGGGAACCTTGGTTCCCCTTGGCCGAGTCATTGAAGAATAGTGTAGAATTATTTAGAGAGTATTTAGAGTAGGTTTGTAAGGAGGGGTGAAAGGGGAACCTTGGTTCCCCTTAGAGTAGGTGTAGGGGGCGATGGGCACCCCCCTACGACCCCCTGTAAATTGGTGTAGGGATATAGGAGGGGTGAAAGGGGAACCTTGGTTCCCCTCGATATTCAGCGGCGAATTATAGGGAAACTTATCCGGGAATTAACAGGGGAAGGTTATGAGGCTGTGGGCAAGGGGTCAGAGGGGACAGCATGTCCCCTGGGGGCTGCGGGCAAGGGGTCATAGGGGACAGCATGTCCCCTACCCCTACCCCTAATAGCACTCGATTCTGACTATAGCACTCATTTCTGAACTTTTGAATAAGGGGGGTATTATGATGTAATGATGGGAAGAAGCAGATGGAATAATAAAATAAAAGTGAATAAAATGAAGGGGGGAAATGATGCATCTAATGATAGGGTGTTTGTTCATAACATGAACATGATATTTACAGTATGTATATTATGCGTAAAAAAATAATAAAATTGAATAAAATTATATATTAAAAATAATTTACATGCAGATATGTGATAATGGAACACGAACATGAATGTGCGATGCGGATAAAATCAAAATATCCTGAAATGAATGTAATATTACAAGAGACGATACCATACGCATCATATAGAGCGGCGGATATAGAATGTATTTTAAAAATGTCGAATATTAGGGCGTCGATTCAAGCGTATGATTATAGTGAAAAATATTGTAAGTTAACACATGACTCTTCTGGTAGAAATCAGATGATGAGTTATTTAACTCACAAAGGATTGGAAAGATTGCTATTTTTGTCAAGAAGTGATGAAGCAATAAAACTTGTAGAGTTAATGGGAATTCAAAGTGTAAGAAAATGGTTTCCGTCAATAGAGAATGACATAATGTTAAATATAATAAACGCATTTAAATGTGAAAATATAAAGAGACAGTATATTTGCGATAAATATAGAATTGATTTATATTTCATAGATTATAAGATTGCACTTGAATGTGATGAATTACAACACAATGTACAAAAAAATATACAAACAGATTCGAAGAGAGAAGAGGTTATAAAAAATAAATTAAATTGTGAATTTATTCGATTTAAACCATTTGAACACGATTTCAATATATTTGAATTAATCGGTAAGATTCACAATAGAATTGTTGAATGTATAAAATCAACCATAAATGAGAAACCCCATAATGTAGAAACCAATAAATCTCTCAAGAAAAATATAACAAGAGATAAGAGAGACGGTAAATATCACGTGGAAGGAAATAAATTCGAAAAAATAAGAGGGACAAGAGATGAAGTATGGTCAGGAACAGCATATCAAACAACAGGAGAATTAAAAAAAAATGATTTGGAATTAAATAAACACGGTAAAATAGTGTCGAAAATCAAATTAATCACAGCAACATTAACCAATAATTTTATAATTAAAAGAGTCGACTAGAGAGAAGAGAGATAAATCATAATGAATTAATTAATTAATTATGAATTATTTCACACCCGAATTCACCCCCGATTTATCCGCGAATCACACCAGAATTATCCGCAAATTAACACCAGATTTATTCGGAAACTTATCTGCGAATCACACAAGATTTATTCAAAAACTTATCTGCGAATCACACAAGATTTATTCGGAAACTTATCTGCGAATCACACAAGATTTATTCGGAAACTTATTCATGCTACGGGCAAGGGGTCAGAGGGGACAGCATGTCCCCTGTATAGCACTCATTTCTCACTATAGCACTCATTTCTGAACTTTTTAATAATCAGGGTTTTCGGAGACGCGGTACTACAATTAGGGTTTTTGTAAATACATATCATGATTAATAGATTAATAATTAATTAGTTGCATAGACTCTGACCTCGGAAAGTTCATGATTGCTGCCGCCACCGCGCTGGCTTCGTCCGCGTCCGCGCCTTTGAGTGCGTCCTCTACCGCGCCTCTGTCCCCGACCCCGTCCTCGACGATAAGTTTTACTACACTTAACCATTTAATTTTATTTTATATAATAACAAAATAAAATAAAATAAAATAAATTAATTAAATATTAAATAGGAATAATAAGGAAATTCATTATATTACTCAATTCTCACTATAGCACTCATTTCTGAACTTTTTAATAATCAGGGTTTTCGGAGACGCGGTACTAAAATTAGGGTTTTTCAAAGGGTTTACTAAACCCGCAGGGTTTAGGGTTGGCGTCGCCAGTACACATTGCCGGGTAATAAACTACCCAATAAACTACCCAATAAACTACCCAATAAACTACCTAATAAACTACCAATAAACTACATAATAAACTCCCCAACTATTTACCATAAATTCTTTTTATTTAATTTAATGAATGAATGAATGGATGAATTATCTCTCTTCTCTCTAATATTGAAATCATAAACTATCTTTTTATAACCAAACGATGACATGATACTCGCGTTATATTGGCAAATGATTTCAAACTTTGATGCTTGATTAACACTAATATAATTCACATATAAATCATATGTGAATTATGAGTATATATTTGAATATACTTTATTTATTTTTATTTAATTTGATGAATTAATTATTAATGATTTATCTCTCTTCTCTCTTCTAACTTGTAAAAATTAAATCATAAACTATCTTTTTAATAACTTGTAAAAAACAATGACATGACACAACTGTCATTCTTGCTCAGTTTATTTTTTCATCTTCATGATGTTTTGCTCCGGTCAACCGGTTATGCAAACGGTAAACCATGACAGAGCCAGTTTTTTCGAATAAACACGGTAAAAATCCGTGAACCATAAATATAAGCGAGCAACCAAGCGCTTGAACGCTGTAAGAGCACGCGTGTTTCAAGTGTTCAAAGTATGTCATTTTTTGCTCTTCTGGATGTTTTACAAAAACGTAATTCATAAAACGTTTCGACCCCGAATAGAAAGAATCCAACATTTTTATAGATATTATAGTAAATATATATAATATTATAATTAATACATTATAACACATTATATCATTATATGATTTATCTTATTTATCTTCATCTTCTCTCTTATAATTTGTAAATAATAAATCATAAATATATTTTATATAAAAAGAAACGAGAAGTGAATGGGATTATCATGCTACTATATTTAAAGTGCCTGACCACATCCATGTTGGAAAATTTCCACTATCATCAGTAATCACCATTGAAAGATTATGGTAACCGGTAGTATTACTAGTTGAAGTCTGTGACCACATTGTATAAAAAGTCCCATTTCCATGGATCCAAGTTAAAGAATTAGGGAAATTAAATATTGTAGTTAAGGGGGATAGTGATGCGGGAAATGTAACGGTTTCAATAATATCACTTGGATTAAAAGGATAATAAATGCCGTTGTTAGTAAAAAAATATAAATACAACGGCATAGTATTATCATACACAAGACTATATTGCATTGTGGCATTTATCAAAACATTACCTTGGTTAATAACAGTTGTGCCATATATTTGCGCGCCGTAACCGTTGCCCGGAGGGTCAAACAAAGAAGTTGTAAGATTGTCAGAAGTTATACTATAAATTTGAATGGAAAATTTGATAAAATACGAATTTACAACATACCCCAAATAATTACCCGTACCTGTGAGTGTGATTAGTGCTGTGTCACCAGCGTTTGTTGCCGACGCAGTGCCCGATTGTGTATATGTCGCATTGACAGGGGTAGTTGTAACACTTATAGTATATGTTGTTGTTGGTGAAGCATTGTAAGTAATATATGTATTACTTGATAGGTTATATGGCCCACCACTGCCGCTACTGCTAGTTGTATTATATTCCCAAGTCGCCGTAAATGTTCCAAGACTAACAGTGATAGAAGGACTTGTAAAAGACCCCGTATAATTAGCCGTACCCGTGATTGTGAGTTGTGCTGTGTCACCAGCGTTTGTTGCCGACGCAGTGCCCGATTGTGTATATGTCGCACCTACAGGGCTTGTTGCTTTAACCCTTATAGTATATGTGTTATTATCATAAGGAATGGATATATTACCTGATAAGTCAGTATATGATATTCCATTATTATTTGTATATTCCCAAGTCGCCGTAAATGAACTAAAATTTACAACAAATGGTGTTGAAATACTGCCTGAACTATAATTACCATCTTGCGCTTGCAAAGCTGTAATGGTGGAATTGCCTACACCAACTATGGTAATTGTGCTTCCACTGATGGTAGCCACCGACAAATTGCTGCTACTATAAGTAAAAGCGCCCAAACTATTAGATTGTGGAGCTACCAACGTAAATGGACCATCACCAAAAGTTTTAGTAGTAATATTAAAATTAGATAAAGACGGAGGTTCAAGCGGACAAAAAATCGGACCTTCCGCCTGAGACGGTATTTGCTGAGTGCAAAACAATGTAAAATTCGACATTGGGAAACGAAACCCGTTATATTGGTTGCCGTTGATAATTTGTTGGGCATAATATTGGCTGGGACCAGTAATACCGGTTGCCCCTGTTGCGCCAGTAGGCCCCTTGAAATTAATGTCGACAAATTTCATGTAGGACGCAGATGAAGTGCACGGGCCGCTGTAATAACAGTGTTTGGGGTCAATAAAAATGTTTTGGTTTGAACCAACAGTACCGGTTACTCCAGTATTTCCGATTGAGTTTTCAGTATAAGAGCCCGGACCCGTGAATCCGGTAGTTGAAATATCGTATACCAGGACCGAATCGGCACAACCAGTTGGACCAGCGCCGCTAAAAAAAGTACCATCAAACTGTTGATAATTTCCTACATATATTTCTCCATTACCAAAATTCTTTTCATAATAAGGATATGTAAAATCGGTAAGCGGCAATTGATTTAAAAGCACTTTTCCTTTTGTGATAGCAAGCAAGTCTCTGTAACTTGCGCTAGCGACCAGTGAACCATTTCCATTTTTATTCACAACTTCAAACGGTCCGTTGTATGTTTTATAGCGATTGCTTCCTGGTATTGCGAGTGCGTTTGAGAGTTCAACCGTTCCTGAATAAATTGTTTTAGAGCGGAGCTGGTTAGTCCTTTCGCTCGAAGTAAGTTCCGGAGACGGTTTTTGAAATATTCGTTTTAATCCGTGCAAAACCATTTATATTTATTTGTATTTATATATTAAATTATATTATATAAATAAATCGAATAAAATTACTAAATTGTAACATTGTCTAACCCCTTAATTTAATAAACACATTCAAATATGAGCTCCATATTCCAATCCATATTATTCAAATCAACAATGCGTCCAAAATTATCGTAGAGGGTTATGCGAAGTTTCTGAATATTTACTGACCCGAAGAAGTTACGCTGTCTGTTGAGCTGTGTGCTTGAAGCTTCGCTAATTTCTCTTAAAAGCCCCACATTGACTCTTGTAATTATATTTTTAATTGCGAATGTATCGGAAAACACGGCAGAATAATAATCATTTACGCTGTTATTGTAATCGTCAACTGCAATAAAAAGGTAACTTGTCGCCTTGAATGCGAGGAGCGCCTCAGATACTACGGCGCCATAATGTACAGGTCCGTTGTTATTTGAAATGTATTCGGCATTTCTGAATCCCAAATTCCAGCCCAAGAATGATAAAAGCGGCGAATCGTAATTTGGAGTTCCATTGCTTCTCACGTTGACGATGACTTTAAAATAAATCAGAGGAGTAGCACCGGCGGGTTGCGAAAAGACGCTTTTACCACTTATTTGGTCAACGTGGTAATTTAACTTTCCGCTCAAGCCACCAGTATTAGAATTTATAATTGTATTAATTGTATTTTCAATAGAAGCGGAAGCGAGTTCTATAGAATCGGCAGTTGTATAATAATTTCCGTCAGGAATGACAATTGTAAAAATATCTGTATAAGAGCCAGGAGAAGTTCCCCATATAATCTGAATTGCATTATTTCCAAGGTGTTCGCTGACTGCATAAATCGCATAAAACGGAATTTCAATCGAGCCGATACGATAAGACACTACATTGGAAATTTTTTCCGGTAAAGTAATGTGCAAGTCCGTGCTTTTTGAATTAAAGTAATTGGGTCTAAATCTGGAATCGATATTTATGGATGACACAATTGTTGAATACTTAATCGGGTTAATTTTTCCTGGAGGCGCGCCGTATTCTCCTATTTTAAGACCGCTAATATTGCTATAGTTATCCAACGGTACCATGCGGGAAGCGTCGGCAATGACGAAATGTCCATCTGCTTCAGAACCTGGAATAACTTCATTCTTTGACAAATCTTGAATTGAATCAAAATAATTATAGGACGATTTATCAGACTTTGTTTCTTTTCCATTTCCAAGTGCTGAAATCAAACAATTTGATGCCACATCTAAAAAGTCGCTCATCTGTGATTGCATCTGAATGCTTTCTGTGGCGGAAGCGAGTTGAATGCAAAGTTTTTGTTTATTGGACATGATGTCATTTGCACTATAATATTTTTTTAAACCGAGTAAGTCTTCTAATTCTTCATTCGAGTAATTTTGAACATTAAAATCAAAATTTGAAAAGCTAAAACTTGACATATAAATGTATACTGTGTATAATGTGTATAAATTATAATAAATGTATATATAATTTATTATAATTATATATTTATTATTTATTAATATATAATATCAGGGAGGGGAACCCTCAGGGGAACCCAGGTTCCCCTCTGACCCCTCCTTCCCCTCTGACCCCTCCTTGAAACCAGGTGCAAAGGAGGGAGTGTGAGGGAACCTGGGTTCCCTCAGGGTTCCCTCATCTCATAAAATGGAACAACTGCTACACCCTGCTGATGCTGAATAATCATTCGAATAAGAAGATGAAGAATATGAATAATAATGTTCATCGCAGCACTGGCGAGGAGTTTTCAAAAAAGGCGCGCGAGCAAATTTCCATGTATCCACATCCTCATCCGCAACAACACGTTTAAAATCTTCTTTTTGTTCTTTTTTCATGGTGAAATATCTAGATGAACCATTAATTCCTGAACAGCCAATTGCTGAAATAGCATTTGGATTATAAAAATGGGGCTTAATCGCAGAATCATAAGTAAACTGTAAAAATGAAGTGATTGCAGAATGCAAGTCGGAAGAATTGGCACAAGTTGCGCAATTGAAAACAGTATTAAATTTATTATTAGTATTAAGTTTATCATCAATGTATACTTTATCGAGGCACGACACTTCTGCATATTTTATATTTTCATTCGGAAACTCATGGCATAAATCATCGTATATTTGAATGCGAGTTTTATTAATTTTGCGTTTATCAAATTTATTTCCAATAACGAGAATCGGGTGTTTGTGAGTGCAACTATTTTTTTGTATTATGCGATGAATGTAAGAGTGCAAATCAGTACAAGTTTTTTCATTTGACAAATCAAAAACGACAATGGCTGCTGAAATATTTCTATAATAAGTGTGTGAAAGGCTCTGATAACGTGGCGAACCCGAAGTGTCCCAAAAATAGCATTTGACGTGGTCATAGTGTTTGATATATTTTTGCAGACACATTGTGGATGGAGTGGATGGTGTTCTTGTTTGCATTTCTGATGAATTTTCTGATGCATTTTTTGAAATAGTTAAATTATCGTTTAGCGCGTCGGCAGAAAGAGCAACCATGCGGGACTGGAATTCAATTCCAACTGTTGAGCCGAAACTTGCAGGCATGAGCGTGTAATGATTAACGATTGTGGTTTTTCCGACATCTTCATCTCCAACTACTAATATTTTGAAAGTGAGGTGTGATGATGACATTTATTTGACAAAGATATATTAATAATTATTAATGATGGATTGGTTTATAAACATATATAAAATATTATATAATTAACTATATAAATTAATATAATTAATATAATTATATTAATTATATTAATGCATAATTAATGCCAAAGAAAATAAAGTAAGTAACTACAACCAACAACAATTAACCAAGCTAATTCGGCGGCAACTCATCCTCCACAACTTTTACAACCGGTGCTTTTAATTCTCATAATGGAACCAAGATTTTTCATATCAAAATTTTTTCCTGCTCCTCCACCTCCACCTCCACCACCTGTCTGATTTACAACTTTTGCAACTTTGGTTCCTGCCGATAATTTTGGATTTGGCATGAAGCCAAACATTTTCATTTTAACCATAATGGGAATTAATAAAAGTAGTAGTATTATAGTATTATATAAAATGTAAATATAATTATAATTGTATAATAATTGAATAATTAAATTTAAATAAAGTTATAAAAAGTATAAAGTTATAAAAAGTAGTTTTTTATAAAGTCATCATCATACAAAGTGTCAATATATTTTTCTTTTTTTAAATTATTCTTATATTTATTCCCTCCTCCTCCTTCCCCTTTTTTTCCTTTATATTCAAATTCATCCTTTTCAGTTTGAAAAATAGAATGACTTAAATTGCTAAACATGTTTAATTATTATTTACTTATTTTATTATTTAATTAATAAAAAAAAATAAATAAATAATATAATGAAATATTAATCAACAGATTGACAAAACAATTATAAAACAATTATAAAATGAATGAAAATCATTACCATTATCATAAACAAAATAACCATTCAAATCCGCCAAATATTTTGCATGTAATATTGAAGCAAATGCCTCGATTGCATTTACGCTTACCACAATCTTCTTTAGTTGAAAAAACACATAAAAAAATACATATTAATAATAATATAATAAATATGGATAAAATGAATCAACCAGAACAACAATTAGAACAACAATTAGAACAACGATTAGAGCAACAATTAGAACAACAATTAGAACAACATCCGAATATGGTAATAAAAGTAACAGAATTGGATAAGAAAGAAGACGAAGCGACCAACCAAAAAGAAGACGAAGAAGAAAAAGAAGAAGAAGAAGAAGAAGAAGAAGAAGAAGAAGAAGAAGAAGAAGAAGAAGAAGAAGACGAAGAAGACGAGGACGAAGAAGAAGACGAATATGACGACGAAGAAGACGAGGACGAATATGACGACGAAGAAGACGAAGAGGAAGACGAAGACGAAGAAGACGAAGAAGACGAAGACGAAGAAGATGAAGAAGACGAGGACGAAGAAGAAGAGGAAGAGGAAGATGACGAAGATGAAGACGAAGATGAAGACGAAGATGAAGACGAAGATGAAGATGAAGACGAAGAGGAAAACGAAGAGGAAAACGAAGAAGACGACAACGACGAAGACGAAGAAGAAGAAGAAGAAGAAGAAGACGAAGAAGATGACGAAGAGGAAGAGGACGAAGACGAAGAAGATGAAGAAGATGACGAAGAGGAAGATGATGAGGAAGAAGAAGCAACCAACGAACCAAGCGAAGCAGAAGAAGAAAACAAAGAAGAAGAAAACAAAGAAGAAGAAAACAAAGAAGAAGAAAACAAAGAAGAAGAAAACAAAGAAGAAGAAAACAAAGAAGAAGAAAACAAAGAAGAAGAAGAAGCAACCAACCAACCACAACCAAGCGAAACAGCAACCAACGAAAAAGAAGCAACAGCAACAACAGCAACAGCAGAAACAAATAAAAATGGAAAAGGAAAAACATACAAAAAAAATAATTACAAAAAACAAAATATGAGAAAAACAAATCGTGTCAAAAACCAAAACCACGTAAAGTTCAATGTCGACAAGGAATCAAAAAACAAACGCGCGACACGACGAAACAATAATAAAAAAAATACAAAAAATAGAACAATAAATGCAGCATTGAGAATAAAAAATAGAACACTTACGCCAATGCCAGAAACAACAGAAACAGCAACAACAGCAACAATAACATCCCAAAATGCAACAATGTCTAATGCTGAGAATCAGATGCCTGCGACTTGAAACAACAAATTAAACAACAGCGAGTCATTATCGTTATTCCAAAAATAATTCCTGCAATAATAAAGATAATATAGTGTATTGGCATTAAGAAATTAAGAACAGTAATTATAAAACAGTTAATATATTTAAATAAAAAATAAATATATTAAATGTATTAAATGTATAAATATACAGATATACTCGCATACTCGCATACTCGCAAACCAAAACATAAACATGTTTCACGAAAGGTCAAAAGATGAAAGGAAACAGCAAGTCAAACCCATACTGGAAAAATTAACCGAACTGAAACTTCTCGCATCAGAGCATGATGAAATCAAAGAGCTGTTTAAAATAATAAGCGCGTATGTTAAAGACGGAGAGCGCCAAGTAATAAATATTGCATTTCCGGCAATAAGTCGGCGAATAAAAGGCGCGCTAGAAACAAATACGAGCAAGGATTCGTGCATTCGAATGATTTCAATGTAGGTAGGTAGGGGGCGACAAGCACCCCCCTACAATGAAGACAAGCACCCACCTACCCAACAATCAAATGTTCATGTTGTAAGGGAGTAGTTCGCGCATTTCATCGGACAAGTCCGGGACTTTCAATTTAATATAAGATTTGTTTGGATTATCAGGATGCAAACAAACCAAAAACATGTCGCGAATGACCATATCATATTTCTGTTCTAGAATAGTTTTATAGGTATTGAGCTGGAGAGAATAATGCCAAAAGTTCGAATCCGGCAAATGTTCAATTCCCTGTGTTTTTGCAAACGCGCCTCCAAATGCCGTTTTTTTTATTTCCTTGCTTCTTTTCCAATCGTAAATGGAATAAGTGCCGTCGTCCAAATTTCGAAACACAATGTCAATGGAGCCGGACAAGCGATGCTCCTCGTGAAAAATCATCCACTCGGTGCGAAACGGCTCCAAGCGCTCAACGTGGTCCGCGTAAAAGCGTCGAAAGTATTGGAATTCTGAAGAGCCGTCATCCGCGTGGTCCAAGCTGCAGCCATTGTAAACGCGCTCAATATTATAATGCATGAGCGTTCCTGCGGCGGCGGCATCGTCGCGAGTCTTATCCCACGTCGCCTTTATTTCATCGCGAGTCATGCCATAATATTTGCTCAAATTCCAATTTTTTCCGGACATCATGCGCGTAATAATAGTGTCTGCGTCAAACGGTTCAAAGTGTTGATGATTCCACGTTGTGACGGACGTGTATTTCACGGAAGGGTCATTATCAATGGTGTAAATATGGGGACCCGCGTCGAATGAAATGCGGGCGTCTCTGCTATGCGGATTTTTCTTTTCGAGGAATGTTAATGCGTTGTCATCGGCCTTTTCTTCAACAACAACAAGCGGTGACAAATACATGCCATCGCACGTCGCCATTGCGGGCGAACAATTGCGATTCGAAGAAGAAGAAGAAGAAGAAGTTATTACAGACAGTCCGTGACTTGAGAGCATTTGTTGTAATGTTGTTTACTGTGATTATGTGATTATATTGAAAATTATTTTAATTTCAATTTTAATGAAAATAACAAAAACTAAAAAAATAAATAATAAAATTATAAATATTATATATATTGTATATGTGATATGTGTTGGAACCAAAAAATATCTTTGAATACATTTTTATTAAGTTTATTTGGAATATCATTTGCTTATTTTAATAGTGTAATTAATTTTTATGAATATTTATATTTTCTTTCATTCATTTCAATTCAATTAGTTGAATATTTTACTTGGGCCAATTTGAATGATAAAAAAATAAATACTTTTTTATCAAAAATAGGGTTGTTTTTAATATTTCTACAACCAATTTTTTTCTACTTTATCTTGTGATATTGATAATAAATTAAAAACATGGATTATTGCGTTATATCTTGTATTTAGTATATTCTGTTGTTTGGTTTATTTTCCAATTGATTTTTCAATGAACAAAGCACAAAATGGTCATTTGGCTTGGAATTGGTTAAATTTTCCCATAATTATTACTTTTATATGGTTATCTTTTGTATTTGGCGTAATTTTATATCAAAAAAAATATTTAAAATTTTGTGTGTATTTAATAGTAGTTCTTGCAATTTATTATACATATTATAAAACTAAAACTTGGGGGTCTTTATGGTGTTGGTTTGCAAATATATTAGCAGTACAATTGATATTCAAAGTGTTTTTTGACTTGAAATTGTCTAATTGTTTAATAGTAAAAAAGTAAAAAAGTTAGAAATAGAAGAAATAAAACCGCAAATAAATACAGGAAATCCAAGTCTCACATAAACTAGGAATCCGGGAATCCAAATTTTTCCTTATTTCAAAACTGTGGTCCCCAGGGATTTTCTTCTTGTTCTTGATTCTCTTGATTTTCTTCCATAATGACCGTCTCATCGTCACTGTTTGCAACATTAACATTAACATCAACATTAATGCCAACATTTTGTTGTTGTTCTGATTGTTGTTCCGGTTCCGCAATCGCCTGACGACGCAGCATTTCGGTTCTTAAATGTTGCTGCACCATTAGCATCTGTTGGCGTCGATTATCAGCTCTAGCAGCGCGCCTATTTCCAAGGTCGGCTCTTTGTGAGCCGAGTTCTGATAAAGCAATTGCTCTTCTAAGAAGAATGGCGCCAACATTATCCGGTTGGGAAACAGCATCAAAATTCATGTCGGCGGAAATGATGGATTCGTATGAAACTGCGGCATCGATTGCCGGATTACTTATCGCGGCATCGTATTCATCCTCGGTGCGAAGAGGGTCTTCATTATTTATAACGTCGATGGGGACGGGTTCTTGTATATCGCGTTCTCCATCTCTCACTGAAAATGCGATTCCTGTAACAAACATGGTTGCAAACTGAACAAGAATGCGTTTAATATACGGAATTTGAATACTTCTCATGTCTGGATTATCAGAAGACATGAGAAGCATGCGATGAATTACATTTGCTACCGTTATACTTCCCATATCTTGAATAAAATGGTCTGCGGCAGCAGAAATAATCGAAGAATTGATTCGAAGAGCTGTGGGGAACAAATAATTCAAATTTTTGTCAGCGGCATCGACTTGTGCCCTGCACATTGGACAGCGGTTATCGTGTTTGAATGAGCGAAGAATACAGTTTCCGTGAAATGTGTGTCCGCAATCTAAAACGAAGCGACCTTTTTCGCACGCAATGTCTTCGCAACAAATACAACAATAGCCCAATTTCAATTCCGGTTCCGATTCCGGTTCCGATTCCAAGTCCAATTCGTGTGAAAGTTTTTTAAACGGAGCTTTTGGAGCCATTGGAGGCACCGGAACGGTCGGAACATTCGGAGTGGTTAGAGGCAAAGCGGCAACGGCGGCAGGATTGTTAGTATTAGTAGGATTATTATTAGTAGTATTCTGTTGTCTATTTGAAGAAGAACGAGTTATCGCGGGCATTGAACAATATTGGAACAATGTTGAAGTTGAACAAATTGAATATAAAGAAAAAAAAATCAATTTTTAAAAATGTAGGGGGCCCCCCTTTGTATCCTTCTTCATTCTTTAGATTTAAAAAATTAATTGAACATCATGAAAAAGACATAGACAATAATAATGCTAGCAACAATATTATTAATAACAATAATAATAATAATAATGCAAATATTAATGATAATAACGATTATGATAATTCATCTATAACAAATAATATTGAAGAATTTAAATCACTTTTTAGAACTCAGGAGAAATTGTGTTATGAATTGCGTTCAGAAAATACAATTTTAAAAACGAAATTAGAAATGGCAACAGAATTGAATACGCTTCAATATAAAAAAATTAAAAAATTAAAATGTAAGAAAGATAAATTAAAAATAGAAAAAGCATTATATGAAAAAATATGCTATCATTCAGGAAATTATAATTATAATAATAATAATAATAATAATAATAATAATGAGCCAAATAAAAAATATATAAAAAATGAAGATGAAATGAAACAATATACATATCCGCCGCCTCCTCCTCCTCCACTTCCTCTTCCTCCTCCGCCTCCCGCTAATACACAATTGATTCAAAATAAAAAGAAAATGGACGGAAATCCTTTAATGAATAGCGTTCTAGATGAATTAAAAAGTAGAATAAAAAAGATGGAGTAATACGGTTTAACTATACATTGATAAAAGTTTTTCCCAGTCCTTACAATATATTGTGTTATATGCGGTTAATGCCATTACCTGTATTAATTTTATTGGATTATAACCGTTTAATGTTACTATATTTATGAAACCTTGTAAGAATCTATATAAAACCCATCTTTCTGAATGATATATGTTCTTGATAATATTTGTTCCTTCTAACATTCTTAAATCATATCCCATCGTGCCATTTGCTTCTAAAACATAAAAATCAGTTCCATCTAATAATGAATTCAAATCCTTATATTTGATATCATATCTACCAACATGGAAATTTGGTATGCGATTACTAATTTTGTTAATTACATTATTTAATTTTGGTGTTACTACATGAGTTATATCTTCACAACTCACACCGCAATTACACGCAGGTCTAATAATACTGTTTGATTTTTTTATTACCATAGATTTAATATTTTTTTCATATAAAATACCTATTTCATTATTATAAGATATATATGATTGAACCATTATGTCTTCGATATTATTATTTTCTATATATTTATTTGCTTCATCTAAATTATTAATTATTACAACACCTATACTACTTCTAGAACATTTTATTGGTTTGAAAATAACCGGATATTCTAGATTTCTTATATTCGTATTTTTTAATATACTCATTTTTGGACGATATTCAGAAGGTACATTTAATAATATTGAAAATTTATTTTGATTAACATCATATGGATTTACATTCAAAAACAGTATCCATAATATTAGGAATGATATGAAGAATGATAATGCGAGTTTTAAATTAAAAATATAATGTATTATAAATCCTAGAATACCGGTATGGATTCCTTTAATTATAATGGGTAATATTGACAGAATGTGGTTAATCATTATGATATTATTATTATAATAATATAATATTATTAATTATATTGTATTAAAAAACAATATTTTCATCAATCCATTTTTTTATTTTAATATTAATGGGGTGCAGTATCGCATTGACCCCCTCTATCAAAGGAAAGGTTAAAGGAGAACCGTAGGTTCTCTTTAGAGGGGTCATAGGGAACTTGGTTCCCCTAAAATTCATAAAGGTGCGTTGATATGAGCGAAAAGGACCAATCGGCGCCATTCAAATTGACGACATTTCCTTTATCATCACGCAAAGTAACGCGCATGCGAGAAATATTAACCGGTCCGAAATAAACGCGTTCATTTTGCAAGAGCGAACTACCGAATTCAACATATTTCTCTCCAAATGATAATCCATTAACTTTGAGCGGAATGACAGCCAAAACGTCGGTAGTCGTTGGACCGGCGATGCGATAACTCGTAGTATTTTTCCGATTTTCCAGAATTTGATTTGCGGAATAAAGTTGCGCCTGAGTCAATCGGGTTGGCGCGTTGGGAATATAAACCGGAAACGGTGAATTGTATCCGGAAGTGGAAGTAAAACAGGAATAATCAATATTGGCATCAATGTACGACGGCGGATTTAAAGTTGTGTCGGTGTCGTCAATATTGACGAGTCCCTGGTTCAAGTGATTCTGATTAAAGTCATCAACAACTAGCAAAAAGTACGTGGGACCGACATTTGTGTAAGGCACATCTGCTGTAACTGTTCCACCCGGTGAAATGTCAACAAACATTGTGAAATCAACAACATTTTTAAACCCAAGAACCCAACCCAAATTATTATCAACTTTGCAAGGAGACCTGCAGCCTTTCGGATTGCAATTCATGTTTGGATTATTCCCATTATAAAAAACGAGTCGTATGGTAGATGTGAGACTGGTATTTTGAATTGTAAAATAGTTTCCAGTTCCCGACCCTGAAGCTCCAGTTAAACTAAAAAACAAATATGGATTTGGGGCGCCGGGGGAATATGTAGAACTATTATTTAGCGCATATAAAACACTATTTGCGTCAACATATTGATTATTTGGAATAAAAAATGTGTCATTAAAAATTAAATCATCGGTTGTGGGATTTAGAATATAACCAAAGCATGAATTTCCAAGGTAACCGGCAATGTTGTACCAGGTGTAAGGTATTTGAACGGACGACAGCTTCAAGCTGAGGGTACTATTGAGCGTGTCCGACAAGTCGAGCGTATAGTCGGTGGACGCCGCAACGGGTGAATCGTATGGAATAATATTTTGCCTGTAGGCGCTGTCCAGCATGACGACTCGTGAAGTAATATTTTTAAGAACGGGATTGAGAGTTCCCTGGCTTACCGGGACGTTCACGACGTCGACCGCACCCAAACGTTCCTGCTTCATTTGGTCATGATTGTTATCATCATCTTGAAAAGTTTGCACCTTGTTATCGCGCGACGTGTACGTGTTGAAAGGTTTTGAACCTTCTTGTTTTAAATACTGATTTTTCAGCCAAACATTTACTTCATCATCCTGCTGCTGCGCGTCAATCGCTTGAATTGCTTCATTGTTAGTTGCATACGTTTGTTCGAGCCGTTCACCGACTTGTGCGAAAAAGAATGCAATGGACGGGTACTGGCGCATCATGACGCTGACCTTGTCGCGAATTTCTTCAGCGGTTGGGTCATCCAAGTCCAATATTTGTAATAGTTCATCGTCGTCATAACTGTCAATGTCTGTGTCTAAATTATTATCCATTTTTAAAAATATGTGTCCGTGTATAATCGTATATAATATAGTTAAGTAATATTTATATATTTATTTATTATTAGAACAACTTAGATATTATATTATATTATATATAATTATAGACATACACCAATAAAGAGCACCAATAAAGAGCACCAATAAAGAGCACCAATAAAGAGAGTACAATGTCGCGACAGCAAGAGCAAGAGCAAGAGCAAATCATGAATAAGCTAAAAACCTATATTTTAAACATGCATAAAAAGATAAAGATGTATCGAGGGGGGGCATACGCCCCCCCGTTACCCCCCTCTGTAAAAGGAGGGGTCATAGGGGAACGTAGTTCAAGGGGGGCATACGCCCCCCCTTTACCCCCCTCTGTAACAGGAGGGGTCATAGGGGAACGTAGT